TCACTTGAGCAATCTATATCTTGCATGCGGAAGTGTTTTGAGTTCAAACATGTGGTCGTAATCATAATGTGGCATTTTGAATCCGCATTTTTTACTCACGTCTGATATAGCACTGCTCATAGAGAACATATTGTCGTTTAACATGGTCACCAGTAATGGATTAAGTTTGGCCAATGCTGGACTATGTGTGTTCCACCATGCCTGAAATAATCGAGCATGTACGCAAAGCATTTCTAGGGATTGTTTTTCATCTATATAGATGTTCCCTTTTGACTTCACTTCTAGAGTTTCTAGGTAATTCACTGCATCTTGAAAATGAATGGCTAGCAGATCGCTATAACGTGAGATGCGGAAGTGTTTGTTGTGACGTGTCCACATTTCTGCATGAAGTTTGCGTTCGCCTTGTGCGCGTCGGTCTACGATTTCTTTAAGTTCAGCTTGCTGTTCTGCGTTGATTTTTACTCGTGTGTCGATTTGCTGTTGCAGCACTTCTTTTTCCAGTACATCAAGTACCCATTTGCGGAATTCTTTGGCTACTGGAGTGCGGGCAAAGAATGTGATGAGATGGCAACCGCGTAGAGAAAAAATACGTGTTTCTTTCTCTGAATTTCCATTACCAAAACCCTTGACCGTCAATTTGACGGTCAAGGTCATATCAGAAGTAAATTCATCTGACTTACGATCATATATACGTGAAACTGAATCTTCACGCGCATAACCTAATGCACGAGCTAACTCAGCAGATGTAATCCAGACTTGATTATCATTTCGTTGAATTGGATGAAATTGCATTGCATTAAATGTTAGACTGTTCATATCAATTTTTCTCGAAGAAGATTGGTAACTCGCCCCGTAGCCGTCCAAAGTTTCGGGGCGTTTTTACATCCCTGCTAGGGATGTTTTTAAATTTATTCTTATCACACCCTATTGTCAATCCCTACTAGGGATATTATTATAAATTTAATAAATTGACTTTTTGCAAGCGAAATAGGTATGGGTAAAAATCTAGCAGACGTTGAATACAAAATGCGTATGACTCAAGATCTTAAAGATAAGATCGTTGAATCAGCAAAAGAACACAACCGTTCTATGAATGCGGATATTGTGGCTAGACTTGAAGAATCTTTTACAAAATCATTTACTGAAAGTGTAGACTTCGCAAAAGGATTCTTAAATTCATATCTCCAGATACGTGCTACTACATACTATTCATCAATGATTGATCTTAAAGAACAGTATGAAAAGGAACCTTCGACTGAGCTCTTATATGAAATAACTAAATACGAAATTTTATTTAATGAAATGATGAAATTAGCTCAACGAGAAGAAGAGTTGCGACTTCAAAAATTTGATAATTCATACTCTGCTGATGAGTTTGAAAAAATCACTAAACAGGCTTTTGCACAGTTTCATCAAATAAAAAAAAGTGATGAAAGCTAACTTTATTTAGCTTGGAATTATAATATGAAAGATGAAAAACTTTATAAAATAACTGAAAATGCTTTAATTTGCTTTAAAGAACATCTACCGTCTTATGGACATATACAAACTTTTCCTAAAAACTACTGTGAAGAAGTATCAAGTATTTTATTAAGCATTCTAGTGGATGAGGGATACACATACTTTAAAATGATGAAAGGTTCAAATAAGAAAAATAAACATCATTTTTGGTTGGAATCTGAAACAGATATTATTGATCTTACAGCCCATCAGTTTAAAGAAATTCGCCAGCCATTTTTATTAATTAGTAAAACTGAATACCCTCTCAATAAAATTTTTTCTGAAGAAATACATTCAAAATCAATTGATACTAACTGGCAGCATTTGAGTGAACTTCTACCTAAAATAAAGACAATTTTCTATTCCAATTATTATGGCTGATGTAAAATTTTCATCTAAAGAAGTGATGAATGTAAATTTAAAAGATGGGAAAAGAATTCACTATTGGTATTTTATTCTTAGAAACGAAAGTTTAAGGAATTAAAAAATTCTAAATTTTTAAAATATTAACTTGAAGGTAAGACATGGAAATATCAAAACTTTTTGAAGAAATTAGTGCAAAAATGAAAGGAGATTTTAATATCTCAGCTCAATTTCAACATCATGGAAATAGAGGAGGTTACAGAGAAGACTCACTTAAAAACTTTTTAACTAATGGAAAATTGCCTGATATTTTTGGTATAGCTAGTGGGGAAATTATTAGTCAATACAGCCAAGCTTCAAAACAGGTGGATGCAATAATATATGACAAAAGTAAAAGTATAATATTTGAAGCGTCAGAATCCACCAAAATTTTTCCAATTGAATCCGTCTTAGGAATCATCGAAGTAAAATCACAATTATCTAAAACAAAATTAATCGAAGGGCTTGAAAACATAAAATCCTTAAAAACTTTACACGCTCCTCAACTCATAGAAAAAAACTATGGTGATGTTATGAGGATGGGATATTATAACAATCCCCCTTTTGGTGTAATCTTTGCCTATTCTTTAAGTGGTAACTCTTTAGAAAGCTTAAAAAATAATTTAAAGGAATGGTGTGAATATAATCCACCTGAAGTATGGCCAAACTTTATTTGTATTTTAGATGAAGGAACCATTAACTTTAGAAATGGACTTAAGGATGTTTTAATATCGTCGGATATAAAAGAAAATAGTGCTATAAGTGCGATACAGCATAGAGAAAACTCATTATTTAAATTCACATCTGCGCTACTTACATTATGTGCAAATAGAGAGATAGATATTTTTGACATTCAACTATATAACAATATAGGAATAATGGTCGATACTCTTCGAGTAAAATTTGAAAGTGAAATAAAAAATATTGAAGGTCAGAGAATAAGATTAGCTGATGAATTTATAAAGACAATATATGAAAATCGAGGCCAACCTATTCCATACAAGGATTTAATAAAAAAATTTACAGATGGTTTAAAATTTATCGGCAAGGAATTATTTGATGATAGAGTTGATAACGTTTACGTCTATGATCCTGATAATTTGCCAAGTATGTCACATATATTATCAAAAAATACTGAAAATAAATCTATAGTAGATATACTTAAGGGAAGTCCAATGTTTTCTGGCGGCACTCATATAATTATTAATGAAGAAACATACTACATACCATCATATTATTTGAATGAAAGTAATACCGTCTTATTTGATTAATTATTAATAAAGCACCTTAAGGTGCTTTTTTATTACTTAGCATAAATGTCTAATGGTAGAATAAAAACGCCACTATGCATATCTTTAGGAATGCTATTTAAAATTGATTGTTTCCATTTATCAATACATCTCGCTATATCAGCTTTTTTTCCTTCTTCTATAGGCGCAATAACAACAACATACTTCCCTATTTCAGAAAAAGTAGCTGGTATATTTTCTATATGATTAGGCATAATTAAATTTCTCAAATAAACAGAATCTTTAATTTTTTGCACTAATTCTTGATGTATAACTTTATAATATTGTTTCCTTATTTCTTTGTTTAATTCTTTCGGCAGATCAGAGTTCTGGATTTGCTCTAATTTCGCCTTAATTTGATTATCTTGAGCAATAAGGTCACTAAACTCTAAATATATAAAACCTTTTTCAGGATGATCATCATAATAATCAACGGATTTTAACTCCTGCTCACGGCAGTGAACTTTTATACCATGTGTCCCATCGACCTTATAAGCTTCTCGATTTGTAGAGATATTACAACAACTTGGCATTTCATGATCAATTGGCTCTAAAAAAGCACTTATACAAGACATCTTACCAACCTTGTTCCAACACCATATTATAAAATGACTCACCTAAATCATCTTTAATTTTTAAGAGTGATTCTTTTGGATCTAGGTTTTCAGAAATTGATACTCCTACACTAGATAATCGATTAACTGCAAAATGATTTGAAACTTCTTCATCACTTAAATCTAGCATAATATTTTCAATATATTTAATCATATCAATACTATGTGTAGCTATAACTACATTAATACCATTCTTACTTAGTTCATAGAGAGTTTCAATCATAATTTTTTGCCAAGCAGGATGTAAATTTACTTCTGGCTCGTCTATAAATACAAAACTACCTTTAGCAATAACATTCTTTTTTAATAACAATCCAATAATACCTAAATTAGTCACACCAGTTGCAGTTACATTTAGGTTAATATTTTTTGAAGAATAAATATCTTTAAAATAAATTTCTCCACTATCAGAGATATCCAACTCACCAGAGAGAACTTTATTTATATTCAACAAAATTTCTTCTAGAAATTCATTTTTATCTGAATTAACTTTAATATTCTTATTTAAAAGATCCATTAAATCATAGAAAAATTTTGGGACACCTGATAATGTTGAACGTTCTTTAGAAAGATTCCATAAAGAGTGTTTATTTTTATTTTTAATTTCCAATAATGGTTTGCGTAATTTCCAATAGATTGGAGACTCAACAAAAACAACATTATATAACGATTGAAATTGAGAAATACTATTAGTATTTAAACTAAATTTAATATTTTCATTATCAATAATAATTTCACCCAACTCATCAAAATTAAATAAAATTAAATCTTCCAGCTCAGATGAAAATGATTTTAATTCATTTAAAGTTGAAACCTGAAAATTCTCCTTCAACGCATTTCTAAATTCACCAGATAGCTTTCTTGACAAAATATCACGAGGATCTTTTATACCATTTTTTAAGATTCTTAACTGTCTAGTGCAAACCGAAAGACGCTCTTGAAATTCATCATATTTCTTTTTATCTTTAATTTCATCTTGTAATTCTTGAATAGACTTTTCTACAAGTATTATTTTTCCCTCAATTATAAGACTACGTGCGTGCTGCTCTGAGAAGGTACAATCAGCAAATTCAACATCAATAGAGTCCTCGAGATCCTTTAAGCATTCATATAGCTCGTGATAAAGGTATGAAACTCTACTACTTGGGTCTTTTGCTGAATGATAGCCATAATTTGAAAGAGCCATAACATTTGAAAACAACTCTTTTGCTTCAAGGGTTACGTAGTCTTTATTAATAGTGCTGAAAAAACTATATAAAGCACGTGTAAGAAAGCTTTTACCAGAAGAGTTTGTTCCAGCTATTACACTAAAAGGTGCTAAATTTATTCTAGCATCCTTAATTTTTCCAAAGTTTTTAACTTCTACACTAAATTTCATATTTTTTTTGAGTACCTCAATTAACAAAAGATACTAGCACATGCTTTCTATCTAAAGCATCACCTTTAAGGTAATGAGAAGCAATTTTCTTAGACTAACTAAATATTTCTAAAAATATATGATGTAAACCAAACTGGCTTTTCTACGACTTTCTAACTAGATTCATTCAGCAAACAAGTTGAGAGTTGATAGACTTCGGCTAATACACTGACTTTAAAATAATTTATGAAAATTTTACTTATTTTCGTTTTGGGGTTCACTTCCGTTCAAGTTTATGCAAAAAAGTGCGCTGACTTTAGTACTCAACAACAAGCACAGAAATGGTATGAACAAAGAAAGAAATCAGGACAGACGGGCTGGAAAAGTTTAGACCGCGACGGCGATGTCCAGGCCTGTAATTGCCTGCCGGGTGGAAATGGGAAGAAGTGCCCGAAGAAGAAAAGATAATCTGCTATAGTCTGTCACTATCCCCCGAGTTCACATAATGGGATTCATGCAAAATTAAAAATAGGATCATCATTTCATATGACGCGTTATAAGATACTTTTATCTAGCTTTATTCTAAGTATTTGTTCTTTGCAAATTGGAGCAGAAGAAGTAAGTGAAGCATTTGATAATAACTTCCTTGTCAAAGATGGGCACTTCTTGAAACATAATGCATGCACAAGTGAAACCTTGTTGGAATTTAAATCCTTTTCAAAAGCTACATTATTAAAACACTATAATAAAAATGAAACAGACCTGATTCTAAGTAAAGAAGGTGATGATGGGTTCTTCATCAAACCTTTTGATATTTCGTATAAAGACCTTTTAACTTACACTGACCCTCAACCTAATGATTTTCAGAGATATCGTTTAGTGATATTGGCTCTATACGCGCCAGTCCTTAAAGATACTTGCCTGCTAGGTTTTGGTATATTTCCAGAAGGCTGGGATGGTAAAAATTGGATTCGCTTTAAATCAAATAAAATACTTGAATCTAGTTTCTTAGAAGATTATTTAAATTCAGAGAACATTAAATGAAATAAAGCGCCTCACGGCGCTCTACTTATGCAAAATCCTGAACCAATTTCTTTATGACTGGTCGCTGGCGCTGACTTGCATTCCATAAGTCATGCTGCATCTGCAAATTCAACCAAAACTCTGGCGATGTTTCCAAAGCCTCACTTAAACGGATAGCCATGTCTGCAGAAATACCTGTATGTCCATTCAAAATCCGCGATAAATTTGCCCGCGTTACACCTAATGCAAGAGCAGCTTCAGTCACTGGGGTTTCACCAATATACTCGCGAAGCATTTCCCCTGGATGAGGTGCATTAAACATCATATTCATGATTAGTACTCCTGAGCGGTCTAACTGTTTGGGGGGAAGTGGTTTTAATTGAACTATTTGACTTTAGTGAAAATTAATTTTATTTTATAAAAAGTTCATTTTAAATGATTGCATACACACGTTGAAACCAGTTGATCGATTCGTCTCGGCAAATATTCAAATTTAGATCGACTCAAAACACCAACAGAATTGCACTTCTTTAGGCTCAGCCAAAGCCCCGAAGCTTCAAACAATTTAATTGTCTTGGAGTCTTTATGGCTAAAAAAAACCAAAATATTATTCAACGTAATCGCCAACAGGCTTTTTTGGCGCAATCTAAATTATGTTACTACTGTAATCAACCCATGTGGGATCAAGATATAAATTCTTTTATTACTCAGTATCAAGTAAAACCAACTTCCGCAAAGTTTTTACAGTGTACTGCTGAGCATCTTACAGCCCGTAAAGATGGTGGGAAAAACATTAGAACAAACATAGTCGCCGCATGCAAATATTGTAATCACACAAGACATAAATCCACCAATGCCTTGAATCCTGAAGACTATAAAAAACGTGTAAGGAAGTTACTTTCAAAAAATAAATGGCATCAGATAGTTTTAAACCCACTACCCGCAATGAAAGCCCTTAATTAAAGGCTTTTTTATAGGCATTGGCCAGTTTCACATCATAAGAGTTTTTAGCGTATGCGACCCCGTTATAGCCACGTGCAAAGGCTTTCCAATCTTTATTTTTTAATGCATTGACCAGGCCATTCACTCGAATGTACCGACACATAGCTTCTAATTGCGAGGCTTCATCTTTATACATCGCATTAATAAATGCTTGTAGAGATGAATATCCTAAAGCCTTCCAGTGATAGCCCATCACCTGCCCAATGCCCCAACTAGCCGACTCTAGTGCTGAAGCCCGATGATACTGCGCAGCAGCATTTAAACGACCATGTTGGGCTGAATACAGACCATAGCCACCTGTACTATTACTGCATATATCCGGTCGCTTAACCATCATAAGATCCACTGTCTTTGCTTGGCCATTGGCAATCAAGCGCTGCCGCATCACATGCCTTTCAAACAAAATGACGGGGGTATTGTCAGCATTAAAGCCAGATCCTTTACATTCAACTTCTATCACGGCCCGCAATGCTGCGGTTTCAACCCCTAGCAATTTTGCTTGGCTTTCAATTTGTGCTGTTGTTAATTTTTTACTCATTTCACTTTCCTTAAAACAATAAAAAACCGCCATAAGGCGGCATAGAATTTTGTGCGCTATTTTTTCAAATCTTCTCTGGCTTCTTTCAGTTCTTTCACAACTTCAATAATCGTCTTACCTTCCTGTTTATTGATGAAGTTAAATGTCCAACGCACGATAGCCCAGCCGGGTAAACCGCAGATAAAGAAGAAACCACCTAGGGCAATCATTCCCCAGATATCAGTTACCCATTCATGTAAGCCCCATTTCACAATAATAAATGCGCCTCCAGTAAGGCTAGAAACTACTGTGCAAATTAAGCCTACAGCCCATTCCTGTGGTGAACGCGGTAAACGCATCATGATGACGACCGTTGCAACCAAGCAAATGGCCAGTGTGACTGCAATTGCAGCACCGTAAAATTTTAAAAAGGCTGCGAAACCACTTGTAGAGACAGGCTCCATTAAATTCCCCTATTTTTTTGGCAATAAAAAAGCACCTTTCGGTGCCATTGTTTAAATGATTCAGACTTCTATCTGACTGTGTTGACCTGATGGAGCTGGCCGTAAGATTTGTTGATTTGAAATGAACACACGTTGCCCAATGTTGTAGGCTGTCCCGCTGGTACAAAGTACTGGTCCAGATCCTCCATCCACTTGAACACGATATTCAGGATGGCTTGCAGAAGTAATTGTTCCAATTAACTCTGCATGCGTTGGATTCAGTAGTTTACGAAGTTCAAATAAAGGATTAGTCACGATGAATGCGCTCCACTTTGATGGATTCAGTCACTTTGCCATGATTAAATGAACCACTCACAGAATCAATGATTCCCCACCACTGCCCATCGAATGCCACAGTTTTACCTGGCAACATCTCACCAATTTCTTGAGAGACCGGTAAACCAGACAAGGTGTGGAATTCTTGAATATTGGCTTTAATTAACTCCATCTTGCCAAAGCTTGCACCCGACACGACATCGAACATTGGACCAGTCACAGCCTCAAGAGGAATATCACCTGCAGTATTGCGCTGTTTCACAGTCAGGCTGTCACCACTTCGACTATTCACGACATTAATGGCATTGCAGTCGGCGATGTAATCCTTATTTTGTTCAATGGTTTGTTGAATCACGATACTCTGTGAAATCAGAATATCGTAGTCATCCACAGTCATTGCATCCCAATAGCCATTTTTATAAAGGGGTAAAATGGAAAGCGTATTACCTGATTTTTGGCTATAGATGAAACCACCACCAACCTCGACAACTTGTTTGATCGCATCCATTGGTGCAAGTTCGGCATAGCTCAGACTCTCAACCGGTACGATCCAACCGACGTCATCAATCAACTTCCAGTCCAGCTCGGTACCAGATTGTGCTCGATCAATTTCCGTCTGAACTAATTGCACCGACGTTCGCTCATTATCCTGAATAAATGATCGTTTAGCCGCGTAATCCGCTGCATTGAGTGCTGTTACACTTCGACCATCATAGGTATAAGATTTATTCGCGAACTTAATTGTCTCTGTTTCAGTCTCAAGTAAAACATGGTGTTCAAAACCATTGATCATCAATTTCAGAATCACCGGCCGACCATTGATTGGCTGTAACTTCTCTTTTTCCGTGTGCGCCACAGTAATCGAATAAGACCAGCACCACGTACTACGGCTACAATTATAAGTGCCATTAATGACTTTAATCGTCTCACCATTATCTAAGCGTTCAGCACTTAAATTATTCACGATATACCACCAGTTTTTCTTTGGTAGTGCTGGAATACAATCATCCGCACCAAAATTTAAAATGACATTGTGTGAATCAACGTCATGACACAAGCAGACAAAATTTAAATCACCGCTACCTTCATATTTAGGTAATTCAGGCTTTGGCCAAGGCTGAACCGGATGCTTACGGTAGTGAATAGATTTAGCTTTATCCCAAGGCAATTCAGACTTGGTGACTATCTCTAGGCCTTTATCCCACTCGAATGAAAAGCGCTTCTCAAATTTCTCAGCGACTTCATGTGAATAGGTGAATTGCTTACGCCGACGAATCATTTCTTGCCATTTTAACTCACGACTGTGGCGGAGCTTGATCGTGTCTTGGTGTACATAGCGTTGATGAATAAACCGCTTATCGCCTTCTTCCCACACCATATAAGCATTAGAACTTAGACCAGTGGCTTTCTCAAGCAGTATTCGTACAGCTTTGCTCAGTAATATCGCCTCATTAAATTCAACATTTGAAATGCTTGAGACCACTAAACTCTTATCAAAAAAAAGAGCCTCATTTGAGACTCTTAATATTGGCTTTGACCACGGTATTTCCACTACGCTTAAGCTTGCAACAGCCTTTTCGAACTGTGCGCTCAGGTTTATTGAAATACCTAAAATATGATTAATATCAAATGTGCCTTGAGCGCCGAAAAACAGTGATGTGTCGACTGGAATGTTTGCTGTGCCATGCACGTCAATTGGAGGTTCAACTGTACCAACAGCACTGACTTGAAAGGCTAAATCGATACTAATGTTGGCGTAATTAAAACCGTCTTCAGCACCAAAGTTCAGTATTACATTATGACTATCAACAAAAGTAGATTCTTTGGTGAAATTTAGAATCACATTTAAAGCATCTGGTGGTGTGTAATCAGACATTTACCACCTCATTTTAAATCTGTGGGACTAAATAAATCACATCAAATTTGACGCTAGAACCAATCACAAGATCTGCATTGTCTAAAACAATGTCTGTCCCAACAGTTACATCGAATACAGCTAAGCCCTCACCATTAAAAAATCTTGCCCATGTTGCTGTACCTGTTTTTGTGGCAATACCTGTATTTGGAGCAAAGAGTTCAATGTTGTTTTCATTCACAGATTTCAAGCAAGGTTTTGGCAAATTGACTGTGAGAAGTCTTGCTGAATTATCAGCGTTTTCATTGACTGTTGGGGGTTTAGCATCATCATAAAAAATAAGGGTAGCATTTGAGCTACCCTGATCCAAATAATTTGCTAATGCTTGAAGCATTGCAAGGCTTGCTATTTTAGATGGTGTATTCATTTTGGCACCACATTATCTTGGATGACTGCATTGAATTGAGAGGCTGGGTCATGTGCAACAATAAAATATTTAACATTCGAAAGTTGACTAAATTCATACTGTCCGTCATCTGTAGATAGAACTTCATCAATTAATCTTCCTGAGAATCGCTCATACAAACGAATACGACATGGGATATTAATATTTTTCTTCCTCACCACACCTTTTATTGATAGTGGATATGCTGTGCTTATAGCTGAATCAGTAGCAAATAAATTAGTAGATGGACTGATTGATAAGAACATATGAAAGTTACTCCAAATTAAAAAGAACTTGCCCATCTTCGTATGCCATGCAATCTAAAGCGATCTTAAGCCGCCCTTTATACTTAAAAACTGTTAAGTTTTGATAAGGGCTAGCCTGTGTTAGCCACTCTATTAAAGGCAGCTTTCCCCTTGGGGTAGTTCCCTCAAATATCGGTACATCAAAGGAAAAAATAGGTACAGTATTATCTGGTGCTGTATGATAATTTTGATATCCGGATCTCGTATTTGCACCATTTAAAGATTTAGTTAAACCAAAAACTGGAAATCCATCCATTTTATAATTCCTGTTTAGAATTAAATGTCCTTGAATGTCAGAGATTGATAACGGTGTTGCTGAAAAATTACTAACGCTGGTGCTTGCGCTCGTATAATCAAAAGTTGCAGCAAGAGCAAAAACTTTACTAAAATCTGTATCAATTACTCCAAAATAATAAGGCATCAATCGCTTACTGTATGTTGACAAAGTATGCGTTCGGACAAGAATGTAAAAACAATCAGAATTCCCTAAAAGAATCCATGTCCTCTCCCCGTCCGGGGGTGTTACGGTTTTTGTAGTTGCAGAATTTTCATTCCCGCCTAGCGCGTAATACCACTTAGCCCAACCGTTGTAGGCGGTTGAGCCACCACCAGTACCGTCCCAATTCTTATTTACAGCACTTGCATCGAAAGGTGCCTGTACACCAATCATATTATTGATATCAGACATATCTTCTACGATGCCAACTTTTGCATATTTGGCATACGTATTAGTCCAAACGGGATCTAACTCATCAACCACTCTTAGATACGGTCTGTTTGGTAGCAATTGATTTGGCGATCTATATGCAGCTTTTCCTGCACTAGAAAAAGGTTTCTCCCAACCCAGTGGTGGCAAAGAAACATTAATTTGGCCTGTTGCTATTGATACACTCGAGGGTGATAACAACTCAAAAGTAATTGTATTGCTATTTGGTATAGTCAAAACACGATGCTCACCGTTAAATTCAGATTGATCTGCACCATATACCTTAATCACTTGCCCTTGTTTTAAGTTGTGACCTGTTCCAAAAAGTAAAGTGGCTGCCGTGTCGTTTGCTGTTAATGATGTTGCTTGACCAACATTAATACCATTAATTAAACAAGCATCCAAAACATTAATCATTGAGCCAAATGCATTTTGTAACTGCGGTGCATTTTTATTTGTGTGCACAAAAAACTTAATATCTGTACTTGCGACCATTTTTTAATATCCATAAAAAAGACCGCATAAAGCGGCCATATTGAATTTAAACTTTAAATAACACGGTCAATATCACCGCGCAGCATGATTTGGAAAGCATCGGAAATTACTGCAGGTTCAGACTGCTTAACAGTGCGAATCACCCAGACCGGGAAATTACAAGCGATGGTGTTAAATCGCAGAACGTTACCATTGGCCCAACCACTACCCCAACCTTCTTTTTTAATCACGAAATATGGCACCCCTGTGACCGGATTGATCGGGGCATAATCTGCATTGGTTGTACCTGTACCGATCTGCCCTGTATATTCACCCACGCATTTAAAGTTTGTGCCATCCGTAAACTGGATATACCAACGCTCTTGAATTGCGCCTTTATTCGTGACCTGAATTGGATAAAGCGCATCATTGTAATTCGCACTGATTAACGTGCCCGTCGGCTCATCTAACCATTGATTTGACCAGGTCTGTTGCACGAATTTCTTGGTATAACGCGCTTGCATGTCGTTAATGACTAGTGCCGATCCTACAATCGTATTATCAGCATCATAGTTATGCGTCAAAGGCTTGGTAAAAGTGACTTGGCCATTAATTTGCACATCACGAATTTGCCCCATGTCCTGATAACGATATTTTGCAGACAATGGCTCAACCAAGCTCAACAGCGTAAAATCACCACCCAATGTCACACGGCCATAATCATAATCAACGGTATATAAGTCATATCCAACTTTCACACCATTAGCATCTTCAAGTTCACACCATGCAATGCGTTGATCATTTAAATCATATGTCTTGCCGGCAATTGCGCTTGGCAATTCTTGTGATTTCGTAGAGCTGACAATACCAATACCACCGACTCGGAAAATCGGCACACGACCGTCGATCGGCAAGCGCGTTGCAGACAAGCCCAGCAATTCAGAATCGATTGGCAGATATGTGTAAGCAATAGCGTTATAGCGAACGCTTGAAGCATCTACCCACACTGGCACATTAATGTAAACCTTGCCAGTATCTTCATATTCAAGCAGTGGATCGTACCAATCATTAGCTTCAATATCTGGTCGATTGACAGGCGTTATTTCTGTCTTGGTATAGAAATAGATCTGCACAAAACCGTTATCCCAATTCACTTTACCGTGAGCACGTGAAGACTCAATCACACCATTTTCATCAGCAGTCAGTGTGAGTTGACCATGTTCAAGCGTGCCCACGACCACAGTTAAAGACTGTACCCGAAGTGGAATAACCGGTGTACGAAATGCAATCTTATTGACTGGTGGCAGGTCAGTTGTTGTGGTCAATGACTGTAACTGAATACTGTTGTCAGCATTCGGCGTCCAGCTATCAATTTCGACAACCCCGGTACCATATTGGATGACTCCTGACTGAATACCTGAGTTATTAGCAGGATCCACATTGCGATACAACAAGCCTGAGCGGTCTAAAAATGTATCATTACCGACTTTGAAACGGGCTGAACCCGTTAAGATCTGCTCATCAAAACCGGAGGATAAATCTAATTTCAACTTATCAGCCGTTAAAGTATGTGTAGCTGAATTTGAACCTGATGTATCACGATAGCGCACATTAATATCCACTGTATTAAATGCTTTTAAAGTGGTTTCGCTGCCGATAATGCTAGATGTTTGCGGACTATAAAAAGCCATAACAATCCCCTAAGCGGTACCGTAAGTAACAGCCGCTTCAAATTTAGTAATAAATTGTTTGTAAACCGTTTGTGGTGTGACTTCGCATAAGCCAGTTGAATAGTTAATTGAACCTTGCACAGCGCCTCGACTATTCACTAAATTCCCCAATGAACTGGTCACCGGTACATCTGTTAGCAATACATTCGTTGCAAAATTTCCTGTCTCAGTAGACACAGGAATTTCTAACTCAACACTGTTAGGTTGAATCGCTGAGCCAGTACCAATTGTGAATACCAGCTTTTGACTCGAGTCTGGGATAACATCATTCTTGGTTTGCGTAAGCGAAGTACCAAAGTTATAGATCACATTAAAAACGGTAGATTTTTGCGGCAGTTTATTGGGAATAATCTTGCCTGTGCCTAAGGCATAATTAATTGAGCCAGCAGCATCACCAGTGAATTTACCTTGTGCATTAGAAGTAGCTGTTTTGGCTTCTCCTTCAAGCAGCCAATTAATCGTCACGCCCGGTAATACCCCTAGATGACCTAGATCAAACTCAAAGGCAGCTTTTTCAACGCTCAGATTTGATCGTACAAAAGTCACAATTGGCGTACCCCAATTGAGTAAAATCACACTATCCACATCAGGCAACGCACCTGCAGTTAAAAGCCAAGATCCTGTCTCGTAATTGATCATGCCTGAACCAAAGGAGCTATTTGCTGCTTTTAACTGTCCAGATCCGTCGTCTTTAAGTTCATAAAACTTACCTTGAGCCATATAGGAAATGGACAATGCACCAGGTGCAGGAATCGGAATCAATACGCCCGACCAGTTAGTACCTTGGTTATTCTGAGTCACTGGAATAGCACTACTCTGGTAATACTGATTCGGTGCAGCTGCCGGCTTAAATGTAATGTTTAAACTCATGGTGCCGGTTGGTGCTGCTGAGGTCCATTTCACCAGGCCACGCTGATAGTCGATCGTACCAACTTGTGTACCCAGAGAGTTCTTGAGCAAACCACCTTGGTCTGTAATGGATTGGCCTTGAATCGTGAAGGCAACAGTTCCTGGCATTACCGCAGAACCGATGTATAGATTCTGACTTTCACTCACGACTTGCGATGGATAATTCACAGTTATCAAACCATCACTACCTGGCACTAAAACAACGCTTTCACCTGCAGCATTTACGTCAATAATCGGTGTTTCACTTTGTGCAGATGGAATCAGTTGGGTAAACATTGAATTTGCATTCACTGTGTATTCACCCACGGTTGCATTCGATGCCAATTGAGTGGATGAGTAATACATGCCAGTATCGGCAACTAGCGTATCGCGAATAATAGTTTTAGATGCCTCACCTGCATACCATTGACGAGCAGATAAGCCTACAAAGTCACGTTCTAATGGATCATTGATTTGGTAAGTTGCAACTTTGTATTCGATTCGCTCTTTTTCAATCACCATGACTGATATACGTGTTTCAACTTTGGTAATTCGAACATACTGTTCAAATTGAAGTGCTTTTCCCTCATCTGAAATGAGTACGATCGTATCGCCAACATTTGCTTCAGTTTCTTCTGGAAACATCACCACCTGCAGTGATGACATACCTTGCCAATGTGTATCGAGTGGTGTTCCTGCTATCTGGCCACCTTTGGCCAAGTAGTTTTCAACTCGGTTTTGTGCGGCCTGGCGTTCATCAGTCCATGACTCAGTGCTGAACAATAATGCTGATACGTTTGGATCTTCGGGTAGCTCAGAAACAAATACAGTGGCACCCATCAATAGATCAGTATCATCCGTGGTCACAGCCGGGAAGATCTTACGCATCGATACATCACCGACGGTACGATCCAATTCAGATATGTCATTGAACAAGTTATTACTTAAACCGTCTGCCACAATCTGACCGTTATATTTCCCACCACCATCAGCATTATCGGTGTCACGTTCAGCGTGGTAGATCACTAAATCTTTAGTTTCAATTGGCATTATTCACTCCAAAATCTGAGCGTTAAATTCATATGGTCATTCAGAGATACTGGTGGAATACCTTTCACGGGTGTGGCCTCTAAAGCACCATCTGCATGATTAAAAACCACGTTAAATTTCCGTGTGTCATGCGCCCACTCAAACTGCAGTTCAAACTTTTCATTCAACACTGACCAGGCCTGCAATTGTCGAACTGTGCCTAACTTCGCCCACCCCATCCCACTGTCAGCCGGCTGTAAAGTTATTGGCCGACCTGAGAGCTTGGAGCCTTCCTGTATGATCGGCGTACCGTCCATGGCATATTCCAAAGACTGCTCTTTGGCCTTCCAGCTAAATTCATCAGACCAAAAAAAACCGTCTTCAATTGAGACGGTTTCTGATGTTGAGATGCGTTTTATTTTCACGATGCCTTACTCACTTTTCCTAGCGATGCCAAAATTTCTGATAATGCATCCTTATTGCTCGCGTCCGTCTGAACATCTACAGACTTACCATTCGCTTCAATACGAATAGTGGTTTGAGGTTCAGATTTAGACGCGCCAAACATAGCCTTGGTAGACACATTATTCGGCGCATATTGCTGCATACGCTCCAACTCCGCATTCACTTGCTCGACGTTGCTTAAGCCACCAAAGAATCCAAAGCCTGATAATTTATAGCCATTCACCCCCTTGGTACCTTCATAAATATCTTTTGCATGCTGTTTAGCAGCTGCATCCGAATATCCCATGGCCTTAAGCTCAGCTTCGATATCTTCAGCATTTTTTGCCATCTTGCCTTTGGTACCTTTTCGAGTCTCATGCATACCACTGGAAGCAGCACTAACCGCTTCTTCCCACGCGCTTCTAACCGAGTCAGCCTCGTCACGACCTGTTTGGCCAAGGTTGCGGAATCCATCTTCAGCGTTACTTGAAGCACGGCGAACACGATGAATTGATTCTTCAAGCTCACCATAGCTTTTGACTGATGCTTTACCCGATGAATCAATTTGTACTTCCAGGCCAAGTGAAGCTGCTTTAGCTTGAGTTGCAGCAATGACTGCTTGATCACCTGATGCAGCAGCAGATTGCATAGTTCTCTCATACGCTTGTCGCAAACTTTCAGCTGTAGCTTCTCCACTTGATTGTATGGTATTGAAGTCTGCTAAAGCGCTCTGAGCCGCTAATCTAAGTTGCTCTTTGGTTTTAATCCCAAGGCGTTCAAAAGCTTGTTCTACTGGGTCCAAGTCTGCAGGTAATTGGGATACTACTTGGCGTACTGCCAGCATACCAAGTTCAACTTGTTTCGCAGACATCTGCCCTGTTTTACCAAACTCCTGAAGTTTTGAAATTGCTAGATCTACTTCATTTTGGCTTTGAGCTGTTTCAAGCCACTTTAACCAGGCTTGATATACTGCCTCACCTGCGGCTTCTCCCTTTAAACCTAAAGCTTCGACGTTATTAGCAAAATCATTTAGAACTTTTGCATTACTATTAAATGCTTCGGTAACACCATTCTTTAGCTCATATAGATCAAGTTTTAATGTCGCCGCAGCTTTACGCGCTTTATCTGCTAACAGTACTGCCTTTTCGGCACCTGTAACATTTGCATCCCAAGTTTGAATAGCAACTTTCCCAGCTTCATCCAAAGTGACGATATAACCCTTCGTCATCAGATCAGCTTGCATCACACCATCCATTGCACCGTTATTGGCTGCAATCGCGGCTTCTGCATAGGCTTGAACAGCATCTAACTTTTCTTGTTCAGTTACCTTCTTTCCATCGAGTTCTCGCTGTCCTTCTAAGAGCAACTGGTCAACTAAGCTTTTAGCCTCTAGTAATGTTTGTGCATTCTTCTCTTCTTGGGTTTGTGCAGCTTCCTCTAATCGCTGCATACCCTTGGATTCAAAGGCTACCGCATCTCTATCAGCCTCAGCATAGTACTCTTTTGCCTTGGCTTTCATCACATCGGCATTTGCTGAAAATTGCTTGCTAACATCACCCCATGTGACTGCCGATAAGACACTATTCGCAGCTGATGCTAAGTCGAAGAATGCTCCTGCTAGAAGATTTACACCGATTTTTATGGCCGTTACGCCATCCGCAATAAAACCAAACGCAATAGATAGCCCTTGAAGAATTCGCTCTAGGAAACTAACTTGCTCACCTGCTGCTGTTGCCTCACCTGTAAATGATGAAAGAACAGATAAAGCATTGGTTAGCGATGTACTCAATATATCTGTAATTGTTTTACCCAGATCAGCAGCAACTGCGACTACCTCTTTTATTGCATCATAAGCGCTTGATAGTGCAGATTTAAGACTTTCAAAAATAGATACATCAATAAATGAAAGCTGATCACCAATCCAAACAAAACCAGAGCCAACATCATTAAGTAGTATTTCAACAATACCCATATTATCTGCAAGAGTTACTAACCACTTTGCAACCGTTGCTGATGCGCCGTTCGCCTGATCCATGGTGCCGATCAAAATCTGCCATTGTGTTGAAATACGCTGTAATGCATTTCCAATGGTTGTCGGGAATTTAGCATAATCCGCCTCAATAGCCGCGGATTGTTTATGAAGGCCATTAACAACCTTCTCCGCAGTTAACTCACCATTCTCTGCCATCTTACGCAATTCACTGGTGGTCACACCAAGTGACTGAGCCAGAGCTTTAGAAATCCCTGGCGCTTGTTCCATGATAGAGTTGAATTCGTCACCGCGAAGTACACCAGATTGCAATGCCTGTGTAAGCTGAGTGATTGCAGCATCGGCCGAAGCAGCAGATCCGCCACCTGTTTGGATGGCCATATTAATGGTTTTAGTGAGATCTAATGTTTGCTGCTGGGTCATTCCCATTTGCTTGCCAACATCATTCACTTTCGTGAATAGGCCAGCTGTTGCATCAAGGCTTGTATTTGTCATCAATGCAACTTGATGAACCCCCGCCATGGCCTGGGTAAAATTACCACCGTCACTGGTCGCAATGTTGATGCGTGCTGAAAGATTTGTATAGGAATCCGCTACTTCAGCTAATTCTTTAATGCCAAGACCAACACCAATGCCAGCCATAGCACCAACAAGAGCTGTATACCCAGTCTTAAGACTGGCAATGCCTTTCTGTGCTGTCTGTGCAGCATTATCAGTTTCTTTTAAATTATTATTTGCCCTGCCAACTTCGGCATGAAAGTCATTAAATGCTTGGTCTGCTTGCTGAACTTCTTTTTCAAGTTGATCGACTTGTCGTTGTGCAGCTTCAATATCGGCTGGCGATGCATTTGTTTTTGAGAATGACTCTAAATTTCGCTTAGCTTCAGTCAAATCACTTTTTAATTGACCTAAAGCCTTTTCAGCTTTGTTGCCAAAATCAGTAAAATTGCCCGCTGTAGACTTGGCATTATCCCCTGCATCCTGAATGATCCCAGTTGCAGCTGTTAGAGATTGAGTTAATTTATCAGCTAATTCGGTCGTACCCTTTGGGATGATATTTCCAACTTGGCTAGATGCCGCCTCTGAAGCTTGTTTAATTTTCTCTGATTCAGACTTAATTGAATCAAAAAGTCTTTTCGTTACATCTTCGGACTGCTTTGCAGCAGATACCAGACCTTTACTATCGCCATCAAGAATAAGTTTGAACGTTAGATTTTTTCCGGACATAGCGAACCTCAAAATTTAGGCATAAAAAAACCCGCAATTAGCGGGTTTCTTAATATTGAATTTAATAGAATTAATTTTCAGAACTTTGGATAATCAACGTTTCAATTGTATTCGCAGCAATATCATTATAATACGTACACTCTTTATTGACTTCTTCGATTCCTGCGTTAAAAGATATTTTATCCTCCAAGCTTACATACGGTTGATTAAGTAGATCAGTGTATTCCTTCAATCTACTCTCCAATGTAATATTAGGAGATTTATCCCAAAACCCTTCACTTAATTTATTATTTATATTTGCATAAATAATTGCTGCATAATATTCAGAGCCATCATACATTTTTTGATAAGCCCATGGTGTTCCACCCCAATTTCCTGAAACTTTATTTGAACCAAGCACTTTCAAGAATTGATCAAAAGTACTAATAAATTGACCATTGATATAAGGTTTCGCATCTAAATTAGTAATGACAAAATAGGGTAAAGAATAAGTAGTCTTTGATGACTTAAAACATTTTGAGCCTGTTGGGAACTTAGTCACATTACTTGAAGCCAAGAAATTTTTGAACTGTTTTCCTAATTCACCTGAATTAAACCAAACACTATTAGGATATTCTTTAGCAAGAATATTCCAGTAAACAGCCGTTCTTTCGCTGATCACCACATTATCCAATGCTATCCATTCACCAGTTTCTTGAATTTTAAACTGATTCAGTCCTTTTAATGTATATGGTGTTTTATTGAAAGTATTACCATCTTTCGAAACACTATTTATCTTATAAGTCCGATATCCCAAAGGGTAATTAGTTTGATCTGGCTCATATAACCCATCTTTACTAAGAATTGGGCGTTTATATAATTCAACATTTGATGGTTCTAATTTCTTATAATTCGTATACAAGATATCTGAATTGCGGGCATTTTTTATAATTTCTACAAAGCCTGTCTTAAATTGTACAGAACCCCAATTAAATTGAGTAAAACTATCAAAGCTTGAATTATTAACACCACTCCCTGCTGTTCCACCGTCTGGAGATGTGTCGTAAGACCCGCCTCCACCTCCACCACAAGCCACTAATATAAAACTTAAAAAAGAAAGACCCAAAGTTTTTTTCATCATTATTCCCTCTTAAACAGCGGAATAAGATACTCATTTAATTAAACAAAAGATATACATTGATACTTTTAATTAATTGAATTTTCTAAAAACTGAGCCTTCAGCGCTCCCAATTAATCTTAAAAACATTGCCACCAATAATGGTAATTGTGTATAGCTGGCCATCCACTTTGTATGTATAGATAATGCCTTTATGAGGCCAGCCATTACGATCATGCACTACACGAGTATCTACGGACTCAGGTTGTCCAAGTACATCCTTGAGTTTTGCTTCTGAGTTGCCAAGCTCAACAAAGCCATTGCTACCACGCAGTGCTCTCATATCTACAGCAAATGCTTGCGCTGACATAAATAATGCCAAAATCAAAACTAACTTTTTCACACTACACCCTCAATATAATTATTGATCACATATTAAGTGAAAATAGTAACTTACCTCAATGTTTGCTTAGATCATCTTGGAACGTTGTAAATCCTTTTTTATCTGCATGGTGCGCTACCCGAATAATGTTCAAATCAAACTTTCCTCGGCTGCGTTGATACTTTTCAGCCGCCTTTAAGTAGCCAACAAAAGCCCCGTAAGTCATCTGCAGAATATCTTCATGTCTATGGCCATATGATATCAAGTATTGGAATGAATCAAACCAAGTTTGTTCAACACTACCTTTCTTCTTACGTATTTTAGGGCCTGGCTTAACGTCTTCTTTGAAATATGCACCATTTACTTCGATCACATGTTTGAGCAGATGGCTAAACTCCAAAGGATCTGATTCAGCGAGATCTAAAAGTATCTTTACATCAGTGCTTGTACACATTGAGCAAAGTTGAAATACATGAGCGCCATAATCTTTTACCAGGCCTGCGCCGATTAAATCTGAATAATCACTTTGCTTTAAGCTGTCACGAATAACTGATGCAATCGGTGACCAAATATCAAAGTTAAAAATTTGAAGTTGCTTCACTTCCACATCATTGCCAAGCACTTTAATTGTGATCGAGCGATTATTCGCTAAAAAGAAATCATTCATGATTGAATCTCTAGAATTCAGGCACAAAAAAAGACGCTTATGCGCCGTGGAGTTCTTTGTGCCTGAGTTTGTTAGTCTAAGTATACAATTCGACCGAAGCCACCTAACTTTTCATCTTCTTGGCGCACAACATCAGCTAAGGCCGAGCCATTAATAGCGATTTCACCAGTTTCTTCGTTGATGAAATTCATACTACCGTCAACAGCAGGCTTAAAGCGCCACAGTTCGAGTGACAGACGTTTATCATTAATTGAGTTAATACCTTTGAATAAATAGTAATACTCAGCATCGTCTGGCAATGAGAAAAGCACGGTTGCTTTTGCTTCACCCGTCGTGTAGTCGACAACAAGTGGTTGAGTAATACCGTCTAAATCTAAGATCTTAATCGTTCCATACTCTTTATCTACAGAGTAATGCGTATCCTCGGTAAGCTCAGTCGGAACATCTAGTTTGGAATCACTAACCATTACATCGGAAATATTAAATCCTTCCAACTTAATCTCATCGCCAGCTTTTAGGTCTGGACCTAAAGACACATCCTGAACGGGTGTTGATGTAATTGGCTTAATTTCCGCCTGAAATGCTAATGCAATATCTTCAGGTTTTTGCTCATCCATGGTGATTGATAGAGATACATCGCGAGTCTTGGTCCACTCGCCAACTTTTTGGCGCTTACCTGTTTTTGTTTCATAACGAGCGTACGTCTCTGATGAGATTCCAACTTCAACGTCAGTTTGGTTTCCCAACTCACGTAAAACTTTAGCGCCGCCCGGAACATTGCGTGCTAAAAATGATGCCCCTTGCAGGGATAAAAAATCATAGCCACTCATGGCTTACTCCTAAATAAATTTTTGTGATTCAAAAATAATGGTGATGTACGCAAAGCCAGCACTATATCCATCACGAACAGAAATCAGGTCTAATTCAGTGCGAGAAGACTGCGGCTTCCAACCTGAAAGAAGTTGAATTACTTTTTCAGTTAAAAGCCCTGCTTCATCACTGACTGCCCGACCATCATTCTGCTGCGACTGGGCATTGCGACACGCCACAGTCACAGCCCACTGTTGGCCTATCTGATTAATACGCCCTTTACCCGCGCTTGCTTTCTTGTCTATGCGTACAAAGTTGATATGCGCCGATGGAGTGACCTGCGACATTTCTGTGACCACTACTGAATTTAGCGGGGTATAAATCTGCTTAAATTCTGAAATTTCTTTCAGTTTTTCTGCAATCTCATCACGTACCGCGAAGAAGGTACTCATCTATAAAACTTCCTACGATATTTAGGATCATTTCTTCATCTGCAGAATTGATACCTAATTGTGTCCTTGGAGGATTAACCACCTGTTTTACTTTTCTGTATTGACCACCAACAGCAAAGGTAATGTATTGGCTTGTCTTTGGCAGAATCGTAGCACCGAAGTGAAGGTATGGCGCATAAAAGACGTTTGTCCCAACCTCAACACCATTCGAAAGAACGTTGTATGTGTAAGAATTCATCAAGCGCCCAGTATCACGTAACGTTTGACCACCTTGCATACCCTCTCTTCCCTGCATGCTTGCACGCCAAGATATCTTCCATGGGTTACCATCAACATCAAACCCACCAATGAATCTTTCTTGAACACTGGTTGTTAATGCCAGGCCAATGTCTTCATAAAGTCGAGCTTTTTCAGCATCAATATCCAGCAATTGACTCATTACCGCCTCAATTGCTGAACTATTTGAATCAATCTTGATTGCAAACGCCATAATTGCCTCACTTGATGCTAGGCATCATATTTAAGACATCATCACCAAATACCCCACCACGATAAGTACTACCAATAGGTAAAGTACTTGGCTTCTTTGTAGGTTCATCATCAATAATCTCGTCCGATTCCTCAGACTGGATCTGTAAATGTGCCTTGTTTTCAGCCACGCGCTTTAAGAATGAGATTGCATCCTCATAGCGTTTTCGCACCTCTTCCGTTGGTTGCTGAAAGTACAAACGATAACGTGCAATATCACATGCCATACGTTTCAAGTTACTTGGCACATTGGGTAACGGCAAAGAATAACGGCCACCTATGTGACCGTTAATTTCCTCTGTCGCGTCTTGAATGGCATCCTCTACAGCGGTAACACTTGGAAGCATCATCAACAGCTGTTCTAATTCACCACCAAATCGCACCACCAAGTCAGATTTAGTTGCATACATGGATCACCTACTTGGCTTCTGTAGCAGCCTTTTTAGCTTCGGCAGTTGCTTTTTTCAGTGCAGTTTCAGATGCAGCTAATGCTTTTTCAAGCTCTGCGACTTTCGCTTTAAGCTCACCATTCTCTTGATCTGATTTGACCTTTTCATCAGTCATCAGCTTATTTGCTGTAAGAAGATCAGTATTGGCTTTTTCAAGCTCAGCTAAGCGAGCGGCTGAACCATCAGCCTTAGGTTCGTCTGGAGTTTTTTCTTCTTCAATAACCCTAGATGCTAAAAGGGCCTGAAGTTGTTTAGCTTCAAGCCCTGTGATTTCTTGGCCTGGACGAAAGTGTCCAAGCGACTGCTTTGCAATGTACTTCGTCATAATAATTTCCTTATACGAACCCGCGACCGCCTACCAGGCCATTCTTATTGTTTGGAATCGCCAGTGGAGATGATTCTGCAAGCATTTGAATGCTTGAAGGGTTCTTTTCTTGCCATTGGCTTAGATAGAATTCTAGAGCTTGGCCAAAAGCTTCTACGTTTTGGATAGCACAGTGAGCGATCCAACCATTAGCATCAGAGATCAGTCCAAAGAAGTCTTCTGGAATAAATCGTTTTGGTGTACCACCACCAATGCTGTGCTGAACGTCATACGTCCAAATTTCAATGTTGTCGACCGTACCACGGAACTGCGGCTTATCCATTTGATCAAAGGTTGGAGTCAAAGGAACACTAATACCCGTATATGGTGCAATGAACATCTCTTTAAACTCTGGATCTTTGATTAAAGTGTTGTACACCTTAGAAGATGTCAGCGCCATGGTTGGGGAGGTACCTGAATGTTCTACTGATAGATCAATCATGGCCTGGATATCTTTAACCGCTGTTGCACCAACCTGCCCCCATTTGATCAATGGAGCAAATGTACAAGCCGCATTACGCTCATAATCTACTTCATACATTGGGAAGTCAGCAGAAGCGAAGGTTGTCTTGCCATATAGCAATACATCACGGGCAATCAGCAACTTTCGGTTTTCAATCGATTGACGTAAATATAAAGCCTTTTGTGCTTGGTCAATCAGCAATAGATCTGCATCACTTAAACGGTTTGAGCCTGTGGCAATCACACCAAATTTACGCAACTGGGTAATCAGTGCGGTATTTTGAACATCGCTTGGAAATACCGTCATCATCGGCTTTAAATATGCCGGCTTAACGAATTTAACGTTACCAGACTCACCTACTTTAATTTGGCGACCAGCAGCTGTAGGCGTTACAAATGGTGCAAGCGGTGTCGCTGTATTTAACTCACCTACAGGAACTTCTTTTTTGGTATACGAGACACGTTGAGGAAAGAAGCGATCCATTAACCACGTGTCTACCTTCTGAGTGGTATCTGTTAACAGCACCAACTGAGGCACATCCAGTAGTTCAACCGGTGCGTTCTGAAATGTAAAAGTTTGACTCATTGATTATTTCCCCACGACTTTGCGAAGTTCGATTTTGTTGATTAAGGCCTGGGCACGTACCGCGTCATATTGGGCTTCCGTTAACGGCGTACCATTCACAGTTACCACAGCAATATCAAATGCACCCTGAACGTAAATTGGCATTTCCAGACCATTGGCTGCATGGTAAGTAGCCTGCTCTACAGTCATATCTGTATTGGCAATGGCATTCCAATCACCGACCACGCCTTCTGTTACTACGGGGTGATCTGCGAGGTTGTTTGTAGCCACCTTCAACAAATCACCGCGTTTATATGCAGTCGCCGTTTTTACTTTGGCGTTTTCTGTACGAACGCCATCACCCACTACAAGCTGTGTAGTCGTGATTGTTTGAGTAATGGTTCCCATTAATTTTTTGCTCCTTGTTGTGCTGCAGCAAATTGGTTAAACGCATGATCTAAGGCTGTACCTTGCTGATCGCTTTGGCCTTGTTGCCCACTTTGATTGCTATTCGCTTGATGAGTGAATAAATGTGCAAATGCTGGATTCACACCCGGTGCTGGCTGCGTTTGTTGCTGTTGACCAGCTGGCTGTTGAATACCTGCAGAAAATTGCTTTAACTGCTGTGCCATAAATGCGAATGCAGCATCATCCATATCTGTATAGGATTTCTTTTCTTCAGCACTGAATTGCTTATTCATTGCTGTTTCAAGCGACTTAATGTCTTCTTCACGCTTATCAGCTTTGAACTTTTTAAGTTCGGCTTGTGCAGCATCGCGGTCTTGCTCTGCCTTTTCGCGAGCAGCTTTTTCTTTTTCAAGTTCGGTCACGTCTGTGTCCTCTTTGGTTGGGTTAAACGTTTGTGGGTTATGACTTGCAGCTACTGCCATGGTGTTTTCATCTGCACCTAAAGCGCAAAATGAAACTTCGCGGATACGACCTCCACGGAATACTGTGATTGGTCCTTGCAAAGTTTTGCCATTCACGATGACCGTCTGATCTGCGGCTACCTCTTCAATTTTTGCTGGCTCAATTCGAACTGACATCTGCCATGGAAAGCCATCGTCAGAATCCTGAGCAACCTGAGCACCAAACTCATTACTCATCAGATCACCCTGCACAACTAAACCATCTTGATGGCTAATCGTATGGCTATTGATGGCTCCTGCGCGTTGTCGAGAGCTATGCTCAAGTAATGCAGGGATTCGCCCTTTAATTTGCATGCTGTCCAAATCAAAGATAACGCGTGTCCAATACCAGTGATCTGTAATAACTTCACCGCTATATGCAATCCCTGAAAAGGTTCGCTTCTTTTTTCCATCTTCAGCTGGATCAACACTTAAATCCCCCAACCGAAAACAGTAGTGATCCTGTTTTTCATCTATTGGCATTTTCATGCTCCATAAAAAAACCGCCCTTTTGGACGGTCTCTAGTTAATTTCAATTTAATTTATCAATACCTTCAGTGTATAAACCATCACCCCTTCAACCATCTCCATCGAAACAACCTCAAAAGAGATCCCTAAAGGCAATAAGACCCCCTCACCGGCATTCAACTGATCAAGATCAATCCCCAGGCCTTTGGCATTCTCAATTTGAAGCATGATGTTTGACTGACCTGCTAAAAGCATCGGCGCATCTAGAGTCACCACCTTACCCACTTCAAGTGAAGCTGCGTAAGCCAGTGTGGTTGTGCCGGTAACAACTTCAGCGGTGTTTTTAGCAACAGCATGAATCGCTGCTATATCCTGAACCAACCATTGCTTAAGCACTTGGTCAGCTTTCGATACAGCTTTGCTATTCAAATAGTTTGTAATGGCCTGGTCATTGCCTTGCACATAATCCAAGAAAGTACGAATAGCACTTGGTCGAATCGATGGATCTAATGGAATAACGGTTTTGGCCACTGTATCGAATAGGTCCCGAGTCTTATCATCCATAGGAGCAAATAGGCTCGTAAGCTTTTTTGATGCAGTCCATTCAGCCTTGATGACTTCTTTCTGCTCGAGAAGGTATTCCTTATCCAGCACTGATACATTGATCTTTTTATCAACCAATGCTTCCAGTTCCCCAAATTGCAAAGGATGCGATGACCAGTCCAATGCCTCAGCAACCTCCGGCAACTTATCATCCGGTGTAATGCCGTATTTGAGTGCCTGAGCCTCTGTGAGAGCAATGCAGCTACACCGGCAGCGGAACGCAACGGGCGGGTAATGAGTCAGCCAAAATGGATGATCAATCGGCAATACAATTCGATTCAATGCTAAATGTGCAGGACGAACACGGCTATCATCGATAGCTGAGTACATCAGGTAAGGACGTTTGGTTTTATTTCGATTCTGCTGCTGCCATCGCCCATGACCATAAGCACTTTGAATATTGGTACGAAATACAGTATCTAGATAATGCTTAGGTAGAATGATCTCTGATTCAGCAACGAGCTTCTGAAAATCGTTAAACGTTCCACCATTGGCCAAAGTCTTATTCAAGGACTTAATGACTGTCTCAACTTGCTCAAGACTCGATAGAAAGCTCACTGTTGTCGCCATCTGTCTAGTCTTTAAATCCATTGAGTAAAACTCATCAGGTAGCACAATCTTTTTTTCATGCGCGTACTGAAGCGCTTCAAGGAATGTGACTGGTTGCATATAAACACCCCACAATCCCTGCTATTAAACCCAATACAAAGTAAATGGCGGCATGATAGAACCATGGGTGAATAATTTTAAATTCAGAATCATCCAAAGCAATCAAAGGGGGTGGCGGCACAAAATCAGGAATAGCCTCAATACTATTTCTTTTAGAGTAAAGAGGATTTTCACGTAAATCCTTTTCCATAGCCGCTTTAAAATCCTCATGCTCGATCGCAGTCATGGGGGTAGCATAAATAGCTTTTTTGCAACTACATGGCGAGTAACCATTACCATTTCGGCCATTAAAGCCACGACGACACGAATCACATTTCTTATTCATCACTTCCCACCCTGTGCTGTCGCATACCCCAATATATCCGCAGCATATAAAGCTTGATCTAAATTGGCTTTAAACTGAGATTCAGATACAGACGGAATCAACTGCATTAAATTGAATGCCAGGCCTTCAGGACTATCAGATTCCACAACAAGCTGCTTAATCTGCTCATTACTTAAAAGCTGCAGATCCTTCTGGCCATCGGTTAATTCCTCAACTTCTAGCTGTTCAGCAGAAAGTTTATTGGCCTGGGCTTTAAAGCTAAATGCACGTCTAGGTATAGCTGAAAATAACTGCTGAGGCGCATCTATAACGGGTTTTAAATCACCTTCCTGTAGACCATATTCACGAATGAAGTACTGATCTGACAGATTTGCACCTGCATTTTTTAAATGTGTATCGCGCGTGGCCTGCTCAACATTGAGTACTTTTTCTTTCTCGCCTAACTTGATTTTGTGCGGTTCCCAATTATTCAGAACACACAATGCATTTACTACAGCCTGAACCGTTGGAGTCACTAAACGAATATCTGATTTGAGCTTATCAAGACGTACATTTTCATGGACCTTACCCAAGCCATAACTTCCTTTACCATCAGTACCACTGGTAAGAGTTTGACCGAGTACAACTTTTTGAATCTGCTGTATCAATGTTTTATTAAACATCTCAAATGCAGATCCTGCGGTACCATTCGCACCCTGAGCAGATAGCACCTCAACGCTGTCTTTGGCGTCGATCGAGAGAATACTTTGAGCATGTGCATCTAAAAGTGCATGACTCATTGCTTCGGTTGTGATCTTACTGCCTACCTTGCCCACCAAGATCGGTGTACCAAAGCGCTCAAGAAACTTAGCCCAAAACTTAAAGCCGTTTTGTTTAAAGAATGAAAGCCAATATAAGGTTGCCAGCATGGCTTTACCATATGGCTGCTCATAAGTGGCTTTACGACGTGTAAGGAAAAACTTAAAAACCTGATCCACGACAAGTTCTTGAGAATTTCCTTCCTTACGTAAAATCAAACGTCCGTCATTCTTAGGTTCAAACCACTGCATTGGCTTTTCACCAATCCACTGCAAACCAATATAACCCTCGGGTTTAAGCTCGTAGACCGCTTCTTGTACTGCATACCCAAAGAACAAAGCATTCATAGATGCTGCAGCAATTTCACAGTACCATTCGTCCAGTATGAGCTTTAACGTTTTAGAAGCAGTAGAATCACTAGGTTCCAACTGATATGGTGTTGAAAGCAATGCATCGATGCGCGTTTCAACGGCCTGGGCAATCTCATCGTCATCTAACAGTACTCGTAGCTTGTGTCGAGAAATGCCAGCTTTACGTAGTACTTCATCGTTATCAGGCTGACGGCCGAAATTGGTCAGGAAATTAAAAACAGCTTCTTGAGAGTACAGACTCCCCTTGGACAAAGCCTTCTTAGATTCTTTGTCCTTTTTAGACTTTGCCATGTCAGCACCTAATTAAAATATTCGATTACCAGCAACATAGGGTTGCTTAGTCTCTTGTTCTTGCACATCACTAAAGCAGATCATCACGCTGTCCGCTCTGTTTGGTGAAGCCGCACCGGCAGGTTGTTTATTGACTAATATCTTCCCTGCACCATTTTTAGTATAGGTCGGCTGAGATAATTCCACGGTCAACGCTTTCAGCTCTGACTCATTCAAATCATCAGAGCTCAGTGAAATGATTGCATCAGGATCGTATTCCATGCCATTCAATGCCCTGTATGTATTTTGAAAACGCATACGAAGCGACCACCACATTTGGGCTTTGAGGTTGGCAAAGAAATCAATATTCTTACGAGCTTCTACCATTTCTTCATCAGGCTCATGAACTGAACCTGAACCTCTAAATGGATCAGTTTGAATTTCAGCAATACCTTGATCCTCATTGTGCTCATTAATGACTCGTGCATCACCACGGACACCTGCGCCCAGGCCATCGGCATCATAGAGAAATGCTCGGATATTCATATCCAAACAGATATCGATGGCCTTCTGAGTTGTTCCAAAAATGTCATCCCCCTTACCAGACCATGTGTCTAAATAATTCAAAACAACACCATGACGTCCTGCAAATGAGTTTTTATCCTTACCCTCATCTGCAACGTCTAAGCCACCAATTCGATCACCTGAAGGACGTATATTGAGTTTCTTATGAGCATCAATAGCAGATTGAACCCAAGCTGATGGGATCAAGACGCCTTCGACCGATGCCGCATAGTTAATATCTACTTCCTGAGCCAGTACCACATCATCTAAGGTGGCAACTTGCTTTTCGTACCATGGGTAGATCAACTTGCCTCTCAGCTTAACCTGCCAATTCTTATCTGGATTCAAGCGCCATGGCATGGTGAATACAGCATATCGACCACTGAAACGATCCTGATAAAAGCGATCACCAATACCATTGGGAGTAGACCCTTTGATATGTACATTAGTGTTTTGAGATATCGCAGCATCTACTGCTTCCTGACGCTCTACGAATGCCCATTCATCTAGAAAGTACATTGTGGTACGTCCACCACGACCAATGTTGTCACCAGCTTCACCCGTAACTGTTGAGCCATTATCAGGATTAATGATTCGAAGGTAGTTATCGTGGACTTTCGCCACAAAACCTTCAGGCTTCATCCAGTCAGGGAGTTTTGAGAACATATCTCGGAATTTGTGTAATAACGTCTTTGGATCGCCTTTCTTATCGACTAGATCCTCTTTACGGCTTCCCACACCACCGGCAAAGCCATCAACATAAAGCCAACGGTGTAAATAGAAACCAAGTAAAACGTAACTCATACCCTCATCACGCGACTTTTCAATCAGTCCATGGGTTTGCGTGCTTTCACGCTCTAATAACCAATGAACCAAATCAACCTGACCAGGCCGCAACACAAATGGGATGTTGGCAGGTAAGCCAAATGGCATACCGCGCGGATCGTATGTCCAGACCCAATGATTAAACCAATGAATCGGATCTTGACTGCATTTGTATATTTCGGCCTGGCGACTTAATTCATTCTGTTCGATTAAAGCTCGGTAGTAATAGCGTCTGGTCATTTCAGCTATTACTTCAGGTAAACGAGTGTGTATCGTCCACTCTTTAATGAGCGGTGCTATTTCCTCAATCGAATAACTCATAATTTGCCATTAATTGCTAAACGTGAAAGCTCCTGAGCGCTCATTCCTGCTAGTTGCTCAGGCGTATATGCCGGTAATGCATGTTTATGCTCAGTTTCAATCGGATTGCCACCTTTGCCTGTAATCTCTTGCTTCGTGATACGACCATCAGTTTCTTGGAATGCTTGTTTTAGTAGGTTTTGTTTAGCCCGTTTATTTCGACCTGAGTCTTCATACATCTTTTGAAGCTCCATGAGTCGAAAGGCCTTATTCGCAATAGCGATGTCTTCGATATTTTTTCGATAATCTTCGCGAGTTCGCTTGAATAGATCCTTGAGTTTTTTACTTAGATTACGTCCAGCCACTTTAGTTGGGTCATAAAGTGCAACCTGTTGACGGGTAATTTCAATCTTATAATCTTGCTTTACAGCTTCTACTACTTGTTGAGGGGTTTCAAAGCATGCAAGAGACTGAACAATAAACATTTTTACAGGCTCTTTTAGTGCTGCCATAAACACCTCTTTGTATAGCTACGTATAGCAAGATAGGAAAAAAAAAGAGCCTTTCGGCTCAGTTAATCACACAGTTCCCACAACACGCTGCAATGTTTGTCTCCGATACAAATGGAGCATTTTTAGCAATATCCAATAATCGTTGTACTGAGCTATCAATTCCGTGCTGACGTATTTCACCAAAGAACACTTCCACATCATGGCCAGCCAAAAAGTGCTTAGGTAAACCTGTCATATCGCTATAAATGATCTCACCATCTTCATCGCGCTCTACACCAATGTGATAAAGCTCATGCTCAATCAGCCGGCAGAATTCACGATCAGAGGTTTGCTCACAAAATGCAGCATCAATCGTAATTAAGTACTGAGGCACAAAGCCGAACCAATCTCGCATTTGTTGTTCTTGACGAGCTTTCTTCCATCCACCTTGGTTAAACATCACTTTTTCACATTGACCGAGTACCATGCGCTTTTTGGCCATAGCCGCTGAAGATGCCCACGCAAATGCCAAAAACTCTTCATTGTCGTGAATCAGCTCAGCGATATGATCATGGTCTGGGTTATGTAGTTGGCCACCCATAGTTAGGTAATTATCTTTCACCCAGGCCAGTAATTCATGCGCTGGTGCAAGACGTATAGCGTCTTCTTCTTCAGCCTGATCCATAAGTTCAGTCGGTGGGAATGGTCTAAAGGGATCCATAAGTTTAGCTCCTGTTATTGAGCGTGACTTAATCCTGCTCTAGCTTCGATGATGATTTTTTGAATCTCTTCACGACGTTGTTTTTTCTTTTCGTGGTAGATCCATATTGTGGAAATAAAGACACTTATAATTAAGCCACCAATCAATAATTGCATTCTAGTAAAGGTCATTTTTTATTGCTCTTATGATGTCATTTTCACCTAAATTAAGCATTTCAATATTAAAACTTAATGGCAATTAATGACAAAAACCCGTCAATTAATGACGGGTCATTTTAAGAGAAATTAGATTTAAATAATGTTGATATTACTAGCTTGCTTTCCCTTTTTTCCATTCGTGATTTCAAACTCTACTCTTTGGCCTTCAAGTAAAACCTTAAAACCGTCAATTTTGACCTCACTATAATGTGCAAAAAGATCCTCTCCTGCATCACTAAGAATGAACCCATAGCCTTTAGCTTCGTTGAACCATTTGACGGTGCCAGTAGTTAAATTTGTCATTACTTATCCTTAGATGTTTTAAATATTAATGATGAATACGCTTGTTTAATTTGATTAATAATCAAGCTACACCAATATTAAACAATCAATCTAAAACATCCTGATACATATGTTATTCGTGTGTTGAAAATTGGATTTTAAAAGTAACCTATCAAGAGTAAAATCGTTGTTTAATTCAATAAATTATGCCGAAATGCAAAACAGTTCAAATTACTTATTCTGCATTAAATATAAGGTATCAGCATAAAAAAGCCCCACATATTCATGTGAGGCTTCACCCAATTCATTTGCGCTGATATGAGCCAGCGGATTATAGGGCTATTTAATTAAATATGCATTTAAAATATATCTTTAAATCATATTGATATTAACTATCGATTCAACTGCGTGTATGCCCACTTTAAAAATCTATCTTTATCATCAAAGTTTGGGACATTAATTAAGTGAATGAAATTGACTGCACCAAATTTACCCGCAATCTTTTTAGGATCAACGATTGCAAAATCATCTTCATTACCTAAATTCAGTTCTTTAAAAAACTCAAGAACCTTGTTATGCAAACCTTGATGTGAATGTTCAGTTCGCTCTATTAGAAAATCATAAATCTGGCTTAAAACATGTAATTCAAAATTTTTATTCATGACTTTCTTCTCATAATTGTTAAGGTTGAAATCCCAAACTAACGGATATTATGAGAAAGTTAAAGTAATCAAACATCCTGAAACAATAAGCTTTGAAATATCTAACTTATAATAATTCATCATTTTTTAAAGCTTTTAACCAGGCCGTTGCACGCCCCATATTGATATCTGCTAATTCAAACCTGTGAAATCGATACCCCATTTCTTCTGCATGGTCATAACGATCCATACTCCAAGCCTTCGTTGCAAGTTTACCTTTACGACCGCCAGACCATGGACCTGTTGCGATTTCAATTAACATACGATGTTCAATGAGGTGTAAATCAAAGCGCCAATGTTTCGTACTTTTGAAATGAAAGTACTCCTCATACTTCATTTCCATCCGGTCTAATATTTCTTTTAGACGGCTGAATGCTTCTAAGTATTTTTCACTGGCTTTAGGTAATGGCCTGGTACGTGGTTTCTTTTTATGAGGAATCTTTTTGGTTAGGGTTTTATATGCGTTAGGTTCCATATTTCACCCATTAAAAAACCTCCCGCAGGAGGTTAAATTTATTAGTGGTAATGCGATAACTTTAGCGATTTCTTAAATTACGTATATTTTTTAGCTAATTCAATAATTTTATTTTCAGCTTCAAACTCAGCAAGAGCTCCATCTATATCACCAGTAATAAACTCTTGCTTATGAAAATCTTCAACTCTTGTGGGAATAACTGTAACCTTCACCAACTTAGAACTTGCTTTTCTAGCATTAAGATCAACCCATTTATCCGCATTTTGTCGGTTGAAAAATGTATCTACAGTAACCTCTCTGCGAACAGTCTCGCCTTTCAATAAGCCATTATTTTTCTCACCATAACTATAAGAGTCAACAGCATTATAAGTGGTATAAGGCTCCTTCTCCCCATTAAGGAAAAGTTCTAATCGCCATACGATTAAAGAAATATCTTCTTTACTGCCGTTATGGACATCAAAAGAAATCAAAGGATGTCCTCTCGTCATAAATTCTGAACTAGAGCCTAGTTGTATATTACTCGCCTTAATTTTTAAGAGATCATTATAAGTGGCATCCCACAATGGCTTTAACTCTTTTAATCTTTGTAATTCATCAGAAACTATCTGCTCTCTAGTTTCAACGGCTTTTTTAACAATGATTCTATAGGTTACTTTATCCCCATATTGTTCTTTAAAACCACTTAAAGACTGAAGACTATCTAATCCAAGTGTTTTTACGGCCCAATATGAGACTTTCTTCTCGTCCTCGTCCATCAACTTTAATTGTTCTGAAGAAGACTCAGATACAGCGTTTAAGCTGGACATATCTAATGGAACATCTAATGGATCTTTACTACATCCAGCAAAAGAAAAAACAGTAAATACGAATATAGGTATAATTAAATTATTCTTCATAATAGTCATATATCATAAAAATAGACCGTTGATTTTAATATACTAAATTTATTTTTTAAAGATTTTATGACTTAAAAATCCAATACCTGCATGCAGAAGCTCTACAACTTTGGTTGTTATAGATATCCAGATTTCAGTTTTTATTTTCATTTATCTTTTTGGCTAATTCATGGAGTTCATATGCTTTGTTTTTATCCACAATAACTCCTTCGCCATGATAATACATGTAAGCCAATATCTTAATTGCACTTTCATTCTTATGTTGTGCTGCAGAATTGATCAACTCAAATGCTTTACTTAAATTTTTCTCTACACCAAAACCATTTCTATACGCACTGCCCAATATTAACATCCCAGATATATCCCCTAGTTCTGCACTTTTTCTGTACATTAGAGTGGAAAATTCTGGATTTGCTGGTACGCCATTACCGTTTGCATAAATAAGACCCAACATATTATATGCCTTGGCGTGTTTTTGATCAGCTGCCTTCAGAAACAATTCTTTAGCTTTAAAATAATCTATTTCGTATCCATGGAGTCCATAGTAAAAATTTAATCCAATTATGTGCTGTGCTTCCGCACTACCACTTTCAGCTGATTTTGCTAAAGCTTCTGTTTGCTCATGGGTAAAATAATCCTTGGCGATCGATACACTTGAGCCTAATGTACAAATGGCTACTATTGAGCTCATAATTATTTTCTTATACATCATGGATTCCTCCATTAATTTAATAAACAAATAAAATAATATATAATTTATTCAAAATTAGTAAGTTAAATTTATCATTTATATGAAAAAATCAATTAAAATAATCTAATTAGCTCTTTGGTTAATTTCAATGAATTGATGATTCAATCACATCTACTTTGCAGATTTTTCTGAAGTATTCTTGTAAAACTAAGTATAAATTGCTTCACGCAAATTCTTAATCCGCTCTTTCAGCTTAATCATGATTCCATCAATTGCCAGCATCTCATTTCGCGTCAATCCCGATCTACTAAGATTCTGATATTTCGACAGCTCAGCACTGCAAAATTCTAAGTCGTGTTTTGCCTGTACTTTGTCTGTCATAGGTACCACCAATAAAAAAAAGAAAAACCCCGCCAATAATGCATATTGAGCAGGGCCTTATGTGCCGTAATACGTTCGGCAAATTTTTAATCAAAAAAATGCCCACATCATTGGGGTTGATGTGGGCGAAACTTATAATCCAAAATGTGGAGGTTTTCAATAAGCGGTAAAATAGTATGTATTTTATTTGAGATCTAACTCATTTTAAAAATAAACTATTAATTACTAAGTGATTTTAACGATTAAGTTGAATTAAGTCACTTTAATTCCTTCAAACAACTACGACAAACCTTTATCTCATCACCATCGATCGTGTGGTCAATTTCAACCGCACCATGGAAGCCGAATAAGCATTTTAAAAATTGGAGCATACTTTTCTCCAGACAAAAAAATACCTCCTTTATAAGGAAAGGAGGCAGAAACTTAATAGAAACTACAGCCATAGAATCTGGCCCGAATTATATACATAATAATATTATATACAAGACTTATTAAAATCTTGGTAAGACAGCCCTCTTCGCGGGGCCAGACGCTACTCACAATCACACACACCTAACATGCACGGTCTGCTTTACTTGCTTTCAATCCTCTTTAGGTCGGGACGCTACTCCCTAGTCTAGATTCCCGAAGGAAGTTTACTCGATGGCATGTTCCACTGGTCAGCACTCCAGTAGGCTTGGGTCACCTTTTTACAGGCAACAAAAAGCCCACTTACTCGTCAAATAAGTGGGCCAGCGCTGTAGTTGCTTTCTTCGTATTACGTCTTCTTCTTATCGCAAAAACAATATAGCACTAAGGCTTTGATCGGAAAGTATAGAGAATATTAAGAAATTATTATTCATTGTCTAATTTTGGTTAATTGTCGTTTTAGGTCATAAATTCTAAGCATTAAAAAAGCCCACCGTTTGGTGAGCTTAATTCAATCATGGTCAGAAACTGCGTAATACGACCAGTATAGTAAAACTATACCTTAGTCAGGAAAATTTTCCTAGCATTAATTTTTCGACTCTTTGTAAGTTTTTTTACGGTATGCCTCGATTGCTTTTGCGGCACTATCAATAGCTGACTCAAGCGCTATTACCATCAAGTTTTCGTATTGCTTCCAAGTGCAATCATACGCTTTCAATGTCATCTGCCATGAGCGTATGCCCGCATAATACAATCGACCTTGCTTTGTGAAATTCGCTTCCAATTCTGGGTTTAATGAAAAATCAATTACCATGCGCGCCATCATATCCGCCAATTCGGAAATTTTGATTTTCTCTGGTTCTCTACGCCCATCAGTAAGCGCATTGCTTTGCATAATTGCAGCAAGATGAGATTGAACACACCGATAATCAATTTCTGACTTTAGGCCAAAAATAATTACTGACGTTACAGATTTTTCTAACTGTGTTTCCATACTCGCAATCGCACCCAAGCGATCCTCATAATTCAAAGGCTTCTCCCCAGTGCCATGTGCCTGTGGCTCAAAGTTTAGTGACTTCGCTGTAATACCTTTGGTCAACCACTCAAACGGTTCAAATTTTTCTGCTACTGCATTCATCCCTATTCCCCCTCAAACCCTTAACTTTTCAACTTGAATAATCAGCTTCCCGCCTTTTTCTGATGGCAACCGCTTCACGAGCAATTCATCCACTTGAGAATCATCCAGAATCAACCCACCTTTCGATAAAGCATCAAAGCAAGGCTTCACGATGTTATCGATGTCGCGTATTTTCGCATCAGGTGGCGCATATTCGATCTTTACGCGAACTCTGCCCCGATACCCTTCCGGCTCAATAAAACGCTTCATAACATCAATAAAGTGAATTGCACGCTTACTTAATCGATTGGTCTTGTTGGCCCCACGAATCCAATAGTGATTTACTGAAGGAGGTGTGATTAAAACTTCACACCAGAGTAATTCATCATTCATCACACCGAATCCTTTTCCTTCGACCAGATGAGCTGGAACCTTTGGCATTGGATCTGGATTGGATTTCTTTTTCCCCGACTTGGCTGTTACACCAAATCGAGGCCCAATACCGGCTTTTCGTGCCTGTGCTGCGGTGATTCGAAGATTAGTCATTGGCACCTCGCAGGGCTTTTAATTCATCGCTCAATTTTTCATTTTTTGCTGTTAAGCGCATAATTTGAAGACAGTCTTTTGCTTGAAGCCCTTTAATCCGCTTATATTCAAATTCAGCATGAGTCAGTCGCAATGATTTCTGAGTAAGCTCCCTTGCTAACTGACATCGACGCTTACGATGTTCATCTTTCAAATAAACCGCATCATCAAACTCCTTCTTCACCTTGATATAACAAGTCTCCATGTTATTGAGCTGGGCTTTCAGGTCGTCGATGATGGCTTGCTGGTGTTGCCATGCCCACTTAGCGCCTTGATAGTATTTATCCTGCATACCTTCTTTATAAAGGTGGATATGTTCTTGAATAGCCTGATCAAAATCACTCATGCTCAATCACCCTCGTAGTAGGCGCTATATGATTTCTTATGTCTGATACGTTGTCAGTGCGGTCGTGGTCGGCGATGGCAGCACTAAGATCATCGTACGTAAACCCCTCACTTGATCTGTGCCACATCCCATTTATGACTGTGAACTTCATATCATCAGGACAGCCAAGATTTTTAAGCATCCCTAGTAAATTGCGTGCCTGCTCTAATCCATGGTCTTCAATAAATTGCTGTGCTTTCATCCACCCACCCCAAATAATTGTTTTGTTTTATTAGTAGCCGTAAAACCCGCAGGTGATGCATCATCGCGCTGCACATAACCCGCTTGGGTTAATTGATCCAAGTAACGCTGCACACTTCGCTTAGTGCCACCCACCAAGGCCAACACGTCTGCAACGCTTGATTTCCCACTTTTGGATAACATGTGGCTTAAAACCACAATCATTTTTTCGCCTTGAGCTACCGCATGTTGTGAGCGACACCAATCCACGGTTTTATTGTCATGTTGATCCTTCACTCCCCACCTCCAACACGTTGATCTGCCCAATTACATTCCACAATCACCAGGCCATCATGCTGAAAGCGAGACCATAAACGATCACCCAAATCTTTTTGCAACTCAGCCATCGTCATGTTTGAAATCAACATGGTTGGCTTAGCGGCGTCATAACGCGCATACAAAACTTTGTGTACAAGCTGCAACCGGTTTTCATGACGATCATGCAAGCCGTATTCATCAAGAATTAACAGGTCATATTCAGTGAATCGGTGAATTGCGTTTGATTCATTGTCATCTGCTTTTTTCCAAGCATTCGCAATCTCATTTCCCATATCTTCAGAAGTGATGTAACGAGCATATTTGCGTGACTCCAAGATGTTTCGAGCTACAGCGCATGCCAAATGTGTTTTGCCTGTGCCTGTACGACCAACCATGATCAGATTACGGTTAACGCCTTGCTTGAAGTCCTTTGTGAATGCTGTGCAGTGTTGCTTGGCGTTCTGCTGACCAATATTTTTTACGATGTAATCTTTGAAGCCGCTATTCGCATGACGAGCTGGTAACTTAGCCCCTTCAAAATGCTTTTCACGAACCATGCGATTTACTTCAACCTCGTGATCCTTGTGAGCTTTGTTTAAAATCTCTGAAGCGCATTGCTTGCAAATTGCTGTTTGTCCCACTCGAACTTTTTGAACCTTGTGAGCTTCACAGAACTCCGTGCTCATTTGGATTTTTGTATTCAGGATTGATGCGTTCATACCAAATCCTCCAATTCAATATTGTCACTGGCAGGTGCATACTGCTGAACTTCACCCCATGCATCGTTTACATTGCGAGAGTTTTGTTTTTCAGGAATACGACCTGTAGATTTTTTAGCTTCACGCTCGGCCTTAGCCAGTTGTTTTTCAAATTCCTGAAATATCCACTGTGCAAACTTCCGAAGTTTTTGGTTATCAGTGAGCTGGTGATTGTTTTCATGGTGAGTATTAAAATTCCCAAGATGGAATTGAAAATCTTCCATGCCTAGGATTTCAGAAACTCGTTGAGAATATTTTGTGGTTCTCAAGGCAATCGCCAGTTGTTCAAGATCTGGTTTCCAATGATCGCTTTCTGAAAAATCTGCTTGCGCGTTTGTGTGTGTATTCTCTTGGTTTATGGTTAATGGTTCTTGGTTCTTGGTTAAGGTTTCTTGTGGGATGCCAAAATTAACCGACTGGGTTTCTTTATCATTTATTTGAAAACCGTTTGGGTTTTCTTTGGTTTGCTTTTTAGGTCTGCCACCATTCCCACCATTCTTGCGATTGGTTTCTGCTTTAGCGTGATACGCTTTTACTTCGCTTTCACAACGGTTATGAACCCAACCGTTTTCGGTTTCCACAAAGAACTCAATAAGAATGTCGCGCACTGCATTCTTTTCATCTTCAGTACGTGCTAGCGCCATACGAAAAAGCTCACGCTCATTAAGCGGTAAAGGTTTTTCGTTCAGGTAATACGTATCTAAAAGCCAATTGTAGACACCATGTTCGAGCAAACTTAAATGAGCTGTAGCTGAGCGATAGTCACCAATATTCTTTTTGTAGTAGTGCATTAGGCAGCACTCCGCTCAAGTTTAAGGTTCACACCGAGTTGATCGCATTCATCTTTAAGCTCTGAAAGCATGTCACTCAAACCAAACAGATCTAAACGATTCGCAAGGTTTTGCAGAAATAAGCGTTTTGCTACTTCTATGTCTTCTGTTGAATCGTACGTTGCACACTCATGGGTTTCACATTCAGCACATTCAAACTCATAGCCGTTATCAACCAGCTCATCTGCTATTTGATTCAATTCAGATTGACTTGCTTTCCAGATAAAGTCTGATACATCGCTAATATCTATGTTCATGACACCTCCCCCATTGCCATTTCCACAGCCGTTAAGCGACGTTTAGCGCCTAATTCAGCTACGTTTGCATGACGCACTAAGTGGCTCAGTGCAAAGTTGTGATTTCCATCTAGCAATACGCCATCACCTTGGACTTTATGTACGGTCATTAGATGGCCTGGTTTGATTGGGTCAGTGAAGACCACGACGTCGCCATTAAGAAACCCTTCGTTTGCCATGTCATTGTTTTGTGGTATATTTGGTTTCATATTCATTTGTGATTTCCCTCATAAATTGAATTGAAAGCCTGATGTTCGAGATCAGGCTTTTTTATTGCTCGACGCATTTGTTTATTTGCATTTCTAGCTCTGCCAAAATTTCGTGCAGCATGTGAATGACCTTTGACATATCTATCGCTTCACCACGAGTGATCCGACCGTCTGCCATCATTTCTTTGAACTGCGCACATATATCCCCACCGCCCATTCCAATGCTCAGCACTAAGTCAGTGAGCGCTGTATCTCGACATTCGGGTATGCATGGCAAATTGATGGCCACTTTTCCGTGTTGAGCATTCAGTCTTTGCAGAATTCGGTAATCCCCTGTCAGCTCCATAAGTTTTGAAGCCTCAAGCAAGGTGATGTGGTGTGTTTCCGTATTGGGATTCACTTTGCTGTTCAATACCGCAGGGCTTTTAATGCCCATTCGTGTCGCTAATGCATTCGCTCCACCTTGGTAGTCGTGAACTGTGTTGTAAGCAGCATCCAATATGTTCATATCGGTGTCCTTTGAACGTGGTTATTGGAGGGCTGGGTTATTACCATTTTGGTTATTAGCGATTTGATTAGGATATAACCCAAAATGCTGAAGTACTTCCATTTCAGAAACCTCTCCATTACTAGCTGTAGACAATGCTTTACGCAGCGTTTTACGGGGTTCTTTATATCCATACAGCAAATGTGACTTTATATAACCAACTGTTGTTCCTGCATCTTTTGCATATTTTTCTAAATCTTCTGGGCTTTTCTTAAGAATAAAGTCGCGGAAATTCATAGATTGATCCTCTCGTATCAATCCAAATATTACCTTTTAGGTAATGTAAATACAACCTTTTTTCTTGTTTACCTTTTTGGTGATGAAACTACAATTAACAAATGTGACGTGTCACAACAATTTCAGGAAATTTATGGACAGCAAATCAATTAGATACCAAAACACTCGCTTACTTGTTGATCAAGTTGGTGGTGTATCCAGTTTTGCTGACAAAATTGGGAAAGGACAATCTCAAACAAGCCAATTTGCAGGCACAAATCCAATCAAAGGTATTGGTAATAAAGTTGCTCGAGAAATCGAGGATGCTTTTGGTAAGCCACATGGTTGGTTAGATATCCCCCAAGAAGGCACACAAAATATTGAAAAGAATGTGTCAGATCCAATCCCTTTAATTGGGAAATTAGTACCAGTAATTTCATGGGTACAAGCCGGTGCATGGACTACGGTGGATTCCGTACCCGCAGGTACTCAGTTTGAAGAATGGTTACCGCCGAACCCTAAATGCGGAAAGAATGGCTATGGTTTGGAAGTAGTTGGTGAGTCTATGCTCCCCGACTTTAGGCCTGGCGATAAGATTTATGTAAATCCTGACTTTCAAATAACAGATTTAAAAACAGGTGATTTAGTTATTGTTTCCTGCCAAGGCGATAGTGAAGCGACGTTTAAGAAGCTTATTGTTGAAAGTGGAAATATGTATTTGCAGCCTTTGAATCCTGACTGGCCAGAGAAAACTATTGCTTTAGAGGATGGTTGTAAGTTGGTTGGTAAGGTTGTTGGGTTGTATCGGGATGTATGATTTTTAAGTTTTAGTTATTTAAAAAATAGGGGGAATAATGAGTCAATTGTCATTATATGCTGATGATAAACAAGATAATCATGCAGTTAAATTTCAAGTAGATGGTAAAATTCTAAATGAACTTTCAAAGCAAGTAACTAACCATATCTTTGCACTTGGTGAGCTTATTAAGAATAGTTATGATGCCCAAGCTACATATATAAAAATCACGTTAGATTTGAAAAATAGCTTACTAATCATTGATGACAATGGTATTGGCATAACTAAAGAAAACATGAATTCCATATTACATATCGCAAAAAGTAGTAAAAAATATGCTCAGAAATTTGAATTTGATGTAAATGGGAAAAAAATCGAGCGCTTTACTCAAGGCTCAAAAGGGTTAGGGCTATTTAGTGCATTTAAATTTGGAAACATTGTTAATTGGGATACTAAGTCTGAAAATAGCGATTCATTTAGTTTAACCGTTGATAAAGGACAGGTTATAAAATTATCAAATATTAGTAGTGCTACATATAAGCTAGAAACAGGAAAAAGAAAAAATAGAGGGACTACTATTACTATAAAATTTGACAGTGATGACACTGAAATTCTTTTTACTTATAAGCATTTAAAAGAACAGATCAACACAAAGAGATTAGTAAATTTTTTCCTAGATGACTCTTTAATAATAGATTTCAACTTAATAAAACATGATGGAACAATTGAAAGCAACTTTCCAATTAAAACAATTAAGAATGAAGACTTAGAAAATGAAATCTTCAAGAGAAATTTGTTTAAAATAACTTTCTCCAGCAATAACAATAAAATTTATTACTTCTACAAAAACCAAAAAAAACCAATTAATGATTTTAATTATGAACTTAAAAATAAGTCTTATACAATAAGCTTTACTATTTATGCATTTATTTTTAAATCAGGTGAAAAAAAATTTATAAATTCATTATTCTTAAATTCAAGAAAAGATCTGACACCATTAATTTATATTAATGGTGCATTATTTAATAATGATAATATTTTTGACCCATCTATTACTCGAAAGATTAAAAGTAGTAAATCTCTTTCACAAATTGTAGGTTTTATTGATATAACCTGTACACATCCAAATCTTCAATTTAATAATGAACGAACTGATTTAATTTTCAACTCATTCAATGAAGATTTAAAAGAGGATCTAAGAAAGATAAATATCTTTTTACAAGAAAAAGGGAAATATTTAGAGAAGAACTTGGCTTCATTCATAAGTGAAGATGCTGAGACAGATACGACTACTCAACCTGATGAGACTGACATAACCACTCAACCCGATGAGACAGATACGACTACTCAACCTGATGAGACTGACATAACCACTCAACCCGATGAGACAGATACGACTACTCAACCTGATGAGACTGACATAACCACTCAACCCGATGAGACAGATACGACTACTCAACCTGATGAGACTGACATAACCACTCAACCCGATGTAGGGGAATCTGCTCAAGATACTTTCATTCCATTCATAAAATTATATGAAAATGAGAAGATTATTAGGTTTACTGATCAATCTGGATTCATTGATCTAAAAAACTTCTTTGATGAAGCAAAAGATTGTAAAGGCAATAACTTAGATATCCATCAGTTAAAAATGAGTATTGATGGTAAAATATTAACATCAACACTCATACCTTCAACTGATCAATCTAAAATACTTAAAATAAAATTTTTCTTCGTGGATGCAAACCAGAAAGATCATAATGGAGATGAATTTATTTGTTATGATACTCTCACTCTAAAGTTTCAAAAGAAAAATTTCTCTTTTGATCCAGATGATGTCAAACAAATCTTGATTGAGCCTTTAGGCTATAAAGAATATAAAATTAAACTAGGTGGGGTTGATAGATTAATATTACAGATCAATGAGTTATATAGCAATTATAATGAATTTGATATGTGTATTTCAGCGTCATTGCGCTTAATATTTGATTTAACAACGTATAGATATCAACAACTAACTAAAGATGAACTCAATTCAGACGCTCTTGAAACTCAAGTAGAGCGAATAGTTGGTAGAATAATAAACTCCCCTGAACCCAAGCACTTTACAAAAGTTTCACAGCTTTTAGATGCTAGGTTTAAAATTAATAAAAATACATTTAAACCTGGACTTTTTGCAGACAAAGTTTCAATATCAAATCTTGGCTCTCATACAGGGTCAAATCATTTAGGTGCTGAAACAATTAAAGACATTGCTAAATACGCTGGATATTACGCTCAGCTTGTTGATGCGCACTGTAAAGTTAAGGGGTTGATTGAAAAGTGAGTGACATTTCTTTTAGTAGCTATAGAAAAAATGATATCCATGGAGTCAGCTTATATCCAGCTACGATGATTGCCCCTGTTCAACATAAAATTATGGCTAGTCTCTTTAGGGACAATGATATTAGCTCAGTTTATGACCCTTATCACGGGTCAGGAACAGCCTTATTCGAGGCAGCAAAACTTGATCTAAATTGTAATATTATAGGCTGTGATATTAATCCCCTAGCACATTTGATTACCTACAGTAAACTAAAAGGTGTAACTCAAAAAATTGAAGATGATATTCAATCACTTTTTTTCTTAATTGAAAAAACGCCCGAATATAATTTTGAGTTTGATAATATTAGTAAGTGGTTCAGGGCTGACATCATAGCCTCTTTGAAAAAAATTAGATGGGCAATCACTCAAATTTCAAGTAAGCGGAATCGCGCCTTCTTCTGGATAGTATTTGCTAATACTATTAGAAAATATAGTAACAGTAGATCATCCACTTACAAACTTCACATTAAAGACATGGTTGATATCAATAGGCTACACAATAATGTGATTCGAGACTTCCAAAAACAAGTTGAAAATAACTATCAAAAATTTACTCTAAAAGCACCAAATGTAACCCTTTTAAAGGGGGATATATTAAAAATGTCCCGCAAGCTAGCCGATCGAAGTATGGACTTAACTATTACGTCCCCACCATATGGCGATAATCAGACAACCGTACCCTACGGACAATTCTCATCATTGGCTTTATTTTGGATTGATTCTAAAGACTTAAAACTTGAAGGCTGGGAATTAGATAACTATTCTAAAATAGATCGAATGAGTTTAGGTGGTCAGCGTAAAAATACCTTAACGCATTTTGGAGAAACTCTGTTAGAACCATATCTAAATGAAATTTCAAAGGAAAAGCAGACCAAAGTAATTAATTTTTTCGCTGACTATTTCATTTCTTTAGATGACATATGTCGTGTAACAGATAAATATATTGTTATGACATTAGGTAATAGAACAGTTGATAGAATAAATATTAATTTGACAGAAATTACTTCAAGATATTTAGAGTCCAATGGATTTATATTGGTCAACACTCTGAGTAGAGATATCCCAATAAAAAGAACACCAAGATTAACCTCAAAAGTAAGAAATGAAGCTGTTTCCTCAATGAATGAAGAATTTGTCATAATTCACAGTAGACAATAAGATCCATCCATAAAACCTACCTCGTGTGGGTTTTCTTTTATCACGTGCCCTACTAGACTGACCACAACTTAGAAGAATTTGAACCTATGGAAACCATCTCATTTTTATGTTTAATCACTTTTGGAATTTTTGGCTGCTATGAGCCTGAGCAGCCAGATCCTGAGCGTGAACAATTGCTACTGGAGTATAAAGAACTTGATTCAAAGTTTATGTGGTATCAAGCTCAATTGGTGGGTCCCGCAACAGATAATGAGCTTCGTAAGCAAATTATTTGTAGTGACTTCCCTACTGCATATGAACAAGAATACAAACCTTTAATGATCAAGCTTGAGGGAACTCATGAAACAGACCATTCTAAAGATCTAATGAATGCTTTCGACTCATACAAATCGAAATATAATATTCAATGTAACTAAGGTTTAGAAGTTAACGTCTGCTGGCCATTTCCGGCATCAGTTTTTTCTATCTTAGGATAAAGATCGCGTTCTGCAGCGTCTAGTCTTGCTTTGGCATCAGCGATAACTTTTGCATAATACGCATCAGATGATCTTGCTTTAACTGCATCACAATTTATTTTTTTCTGGCAATTGTCGTATTCTTGTTTGGCTATACTTGCTCTTTTCATAACATCATCATAATGCTTAACAGCCTCATACCATCTAACTTGCACATTTTCATCAAAAGTTGATTGGTCAGCATTCGCATGACACGTCATCACTGTTGCACAGCCAATCATGATTAAAGAGTAGAATTTGAACATCTAAATACTCATTTTTTTATTAGGGGTAGTGAGAGCTTAGCATAGCTTCATCTAACCCACCTCGTGTGGTGGGTTTTTTCGTTATATGCCCTTAAACAGCTTCAACAATTGGATAATATTCCACTTCAAAAATCCAAACTGAACTGACATTTTTAGAAATTGAGCCACCTATATCTAGGCCCTTCTTTGCAATTTCTGCTGCTACGCGTCCACCACCTGTAATGTCTTCTTTAAATCTCAAACTAACTTGGTGTTTTAGCAAATGTCCCTCTAAGCGATCATGTGCCATTGTACGTAAATCGGGGTCAATTTCAGTCCACAATTTCAGTTCAGCTGGTATATATGGTTCTTTACGCGGAGTACCAAATTCACTATATACTTCACGTATGAGCTCACCCTCTTTAGTGAATTTAGCGCTAATACCTATGTTTGTGCATACTGCATCAGGTAACTTAGCATTAGCACTCAACTTGCCTTTACTGTCATAGAATTTGGCATCTTTCAGTGTGATCTTCTTAGCACCTAAACAACTGGCAAGTTTCCTGAAAGCTACTTCTTTTTCACGTGCCAAAGTTGACTCATAATCACAAGGTCTTATGTAGATATCATCAAGAAGTGGATGTTTTATGTAAAAGCTACCGTTTGTAGGTTTATCGCCAATATCCAACTTAATAATATTTGCATGTTTAGGATCAATACAATGTATTTCAGAGGATAGATTTAATTCCTCTTTGATTTTTGTTAATACTTGATCTCTTACATAGACTGGATTTTTTTCTTTGCCTTTAGTGAAGAATCTAGTTGCTTTTGCACCCAGCCCAGTCAAACCTATTAAGCTACTTGCTACGGCAGTTACAGGATTGGCCTTTGAACCAAGCATTAAAATTGTTAATGAAATATCTATAATTAACTCTTTATCAAATTTAATTTTAGAACCTTTTGCTAACTCGAGTAACTTTTTTTCATCTGCAACAAGAATTAAATCTGAATTTTTCACACCACCCTCTTCTATTTAATATTTTACAGTCTATTTTACACTAAGTTATTAAATTATATAAAAACTTATCAATTATTTATGCTAATTAATAGACTCTTTTTAAGTGGATACTTTATGTATGAGGGTTTAGTTAAAAAGATTGGAAGAGATAATTTATAGATAATATTTCTTGCATTAAATTACCTTTTAGGTAATATTTATCTCACAGACAATAAAAAAGCACATCGACTCTCTTAACTTCCGATGTGCTTTGCAAACTGCGAGATAAGTATGAACAAAACCTTAACCCCATTCAATAGCCTCAAAGTAACACTTGTCGCTGCTACAGTAACAATCGGTGCTTTAGCATTCGCCTACAAGCCAGAAATTCACAAAGCACCTGCTCAGCACAATAGTATTCCAGAGTTTACTGCAGTCGCTGCAATTGAACTCACTTCCAAAACTTCAGGTAATGCTGTTATCCGTTTAGATAACTTCACCCTAGATGTAAGCTTTGACTTTAAACCACTTGAAGATAGCTACGGCGTACCTGGTAGTGAATTTGATACCGCTGAAATTACCCAGCTATCTGTAGATCACATCACCGATGAGTACGGTAACCCTTTCCCAGACTTCACGGACTACAACGACCACCGCAACATCAATGAAATGTTGGTGCAGCACATGATTAAAAACCGTTTGTTGGGAGAAGTGTGATGACTATTAATATTATTCCGGCAGACCAAGCACTAAATGTCAGTGCCATCATCACTTACATCTATGCGGATCCAGGCCTCGGTAAATCCTCTTTAGGCTTTACTGCTGATAAATCTGTTTCCTTTGACTTTGACCGTGGCGCACATCGTACCGGTGAACTTCGTCGTGGTGCAGTAATTCCAGTTCAACAATGGGCTGACGTTGCAGGTCTTACAACTCAAGACTTAGCACCTTACAACACAGTCGTTATTGATACTGTAGGCGCGATGCTTGAATGCATTAAAACTCACCTACTACTTCATCCAAACAACCGGCAGAAAGATGGCGCTTTAAAACTTAAAGCCCAAGGTTTGGCCAATCAAACATTCAAGCAGTATGTGAACACTCTAATCAGCATGGGTAAGGATGTTGTTTTTATTGCTCATGCCTCTGAGGATCAAAACAACGATCAGATCATCTACCGTCCTGACTTGGGTGGTAAGAATAGAAATGAGCTTTATCGCATCGCAGATATGATGGGCTACATGACTACTGTCACTACTGGCGAAGGTAAGAATGCGCGTGTCATCAATTTCAAACCATCTCCCACTCACCATGCAAAAAACTCAGGTGCTCTTGGTGGAGAAACTGGTGAAGTTTGGGTACCTGACTTGAAAACAGAACCGATGTTTTTAGCACAATTAATTTCAGCAGCTAAGGCACACATCAATACATTAACCCCTGCGCAATTGGCTTCAGCTAAAGCACTTGAAGACTTGGAAAACTGGAAACAAAGCTGTGATGAAGCACTATATGCCAGTGACCTAAACCAGTTAACTGAGTCTCTTGATAAGAGTCATATGTATTACCAAAACATGCGCCAAGCCATGCTACTCAAAGCCAAAGAACTAAATTGTACCTTTGATAAGCATAAAGAAACGTGGATGAGTCCACCTGAATTTAATGGCATATCAGATGCGCAACGTGATGATCTATTGGCCTTCATCGATGAGCGTGGATTAGATACAAAAACTGTATGCGAGCATCTAGGTATAGATTCGCTGATGCAGATCGATGTATCGAAAATTCAAGAAGTAAAACAGGAATTAGATCAAATTGCTAAAGCGGGAGTAAATTCATGATTATCTTAAACGGACAAGAAGCATTTGCTGTCATGGCTGCAGGTCAAAACATTGAATGTCGTCATACTGGATCTGATTTAGATTTTGATAGCATTCGCAACTTCCCTGCGACTGTTTTCTTTGACCCTGATCATGAATTCCGCATTGCTGTCGTATATATGGCCATTGGTACCATGCAAGTTCCAGAAGCAATATCCGAAGCACCGGCAAAAGGCACTCCATGTTTTGCCACTTCACTCTTAACAGCTGAATTGAGTAAATCATTCAAATGGAAAAACTCTGAATCGGACTTGGAATTACTCACTCGTGGCTTAGTTCATCTATATGAAGATAATGCGGTAGTTCATGCTCAGGCATTGATTTCAGTAAGTGGCGGGTCTTTAAATAAAGAGAAACCTGCCTCTGATACATCATTGCCTTGGGAGGATGAATCGGCTACAGAAGCTAAAAATAGCCAAATTCAAACATCAAATGATGTTGAAGAAAAGGCATTCGAACAAAACACACCTAAGCCAGAACATACCGCTGAGAACTTGAGTGTTGAAGAACTCAAACGTTTGCAGGTTGAGGCCGAAAAGTTAGTAGCGGAGAATAAGTTAGCTTGTGAATCAGCAGATGGCGACTATCAAAATCTTTTAAATGATCTACTAACACGTGCAACAAGTGCTCCAACACCAAGAGAGGCCACCGCCCTTACTGGCTATACACGAGACTGGACTGAGGCACAGCGTAAACCATTATTGGATGCTATTCATAAGCGCCTACGTGAACTTGCACCTGCAGAAGCTGAAATTAAGACTCCACCTTCACTGATGGTTCAGATTCAGAATGCACCAGACTTAACAGCACTAGATGCTTTGGAAATTGATGTTTCTGCACGTAGTCCTGAAATACAACCAAAGTTAATGGACTACGTTAAAAAGCGTCGCTTCGAGCTTGAGAATCAAGCAAGTGAGGTTGTCCAATGAAATTCAACTACTCGTCTATGACTCGAATACTGACTGTATACGGGGCAAAAATGACTCACATATTTAACAATGTAGGCGCTGGTGAAATTGAAGAGCTGCTTACTGATGCGAAATTTAAAGAAGCGAGATGGAGAAATTAATGGCTCTTAAAACGTTAAATAAAGCTGATGAAAATGACCGTCAAGAGGTTTTGAAGCGCTTTATTGCCGCGCCATTGGAACAAAACTTCCCTCAAGAAGTTGTAGCTTTATATTTAGATTGCTCACCTTGGACTTTGGCAAAAATGCGCTGCGAATCAAACGCCTTGCCATTTAAAAAGATTGGACGACGTGTTGCATATAAAAAGTCAGATGTGCTGGCTTTTGAGGCAAGCAAGACAGTAAATTCCACAGCACAATATGCATAATATAAAGGCAGGGTTACCCTGCCTTTATTTGTTTTAGTCTCTCACTCCAAACGCTCTCATAATTGAAGCAATCAATTTTTCCTTGATATACAGCCTCAACCATATTCATTGAAGCACGAAGTTCTTCCATTGGAATTTGAACATAACCACCAGTTACATCAATTCTTGGCTTAGCTGTATGATTAAGAAGACGTTTTGTTACATAGATGTTGAATCTTAATAGGTTGCAGATCGTCGCAAAGGTACGCCGGAAGTCATGCATAGATACATAGAAATCCACTTCATCTCCAACTCGCTTCAACAATGTATCCACCTTAGTGGCATGAACATTTGAAGAAGTAGGCATTTTGGTTGCAGGAAAAACCCAATCATTTTCTCTTAGTAAATATCGATCTTTTAGGATTGACAGCAAGTGGTCACCTATTGGAAAAAGATGGTCGGTACCATTTTTAGTATCGCGGAACAACACTGTACCATTCTTGAAATTAACATCTGCCCAGCTAAGACCACAAACCTCTTGGCGTCTACAGCCTGTGTACATCGCGAATAAAATAATATCTCTATTGGTATTAGAACGAGCCGTATTTTCTAAATTCAATTCATCCTGATAATTCAAAACAGCATTGTAATATTTAAAAATCACATCCTTATGAAGATATTTTTCTCTACGCTGAAGTACATTCCACCCTTTTGTTACAGCAATGACGTCTACAGGATTAGATTTCAGGATGGGTTTTTCATCTGTCGAATAAACGACGTGCATATATTTCCAAAGTGTCCCCAAAAGAGATATTGACCCATTTGCTGCAGAAGGACTTTTTTCAGAGACTTCTAAAAATTTATTCAAAAGCTCGTCTTTGGTAATTTCAAATAACTTTCTATTTGACCAACCCAAATATAGATCAAAATACTTTTTATATTGTCGTATCGTCTTAGGCCTAAAATCATTTCGGCTGATATAAATGCTTAAAGCTTCTGCTACTGTAATGTCTAATGGATTATCTTTGACTGCACCCTTTAAAGTTGCTTTGTAGGTGCCATTTGCGATCTGCGCTAAAATAAGCTGAGCCTTTGCCCGAGCTGCAGCGGCTGGTAAGTCTGAAGTTTTGCCTAATGTAACTCGGAAGAGTTCACCATTAAAACGTCGTTCGATAATGTAAGATTTACTTTTTGTTGTAGCGCGAACAGCGAAACCTATTAGATCCTGATCACGATAAATTTTTTGACCTTTTTCTGTTAATGTTATTGCGTCAACATTAGATTTATTTAGCTTCAT